ACTGCGCCATCGACCAAGAGTGATACCTCTGGAGGTGGTACTCTCCTTTGTGTATCGAACTTCGCATCATCGAAGCCTCTCGTGGATAACGATACGCTTCAGGTGACCTACACCAACACCACTCAGGATGATGGTGCTTAATCAATAGTTTGGGAAGGAAGGCTGTAGACTTCCCTTTTCCAAAGGAGATTGAAATGGGTTTCGGGGCGAAAGTAGTCAGGAAGAACCTTACTGGAATTGATAGGCAGATTGAGGCGGCTCGTCATTCTATGCGCTCAGCCCAGTGGGGAGTAGATACGGCGAGGAAAGCTGTGAATGATCAGATGAAGAATCTAAACATTGCTATAGAGACTCGTGATATGGTGAAGGCGAATCTCGAGTTTCTCCTAGAACAAAAGAGGAAGGCCGAGGAAGAGAAGGAAAAAGAAGAGGAGATCAACTAAGTGGGACAGGTCGTCACTACTTATAGGCATCATATAGCCCCCCATAATCCTCCTGGAGGTTCTACGGAGTATGGGGTGTTAAGTGATGGTATTAAGTGGGGAGATTACGTTGTTCCTAGTAATGATGCTCTATATTTCGATGACTGGGAGACACGAGATCTCTCATATGATGGAGGGGATGGTACCTTTCATTGGCATGGACTTAATCGAACCTCTCTAGTTATAGGAGATGGAGCTAATGATTGTTATGTAGTGTATAATGGTTCCCCTGTGATGCTTGGTCCTTATTCTGGGAAAGAATGGGAGAATGGACCAGGTACGGGGACCTGCGCTATGCGGTTCCGCTACCCTGCCAATGACAATCAGTCCGAACAGCGGTGGCACTTTGATGGAGGTTTATCAGAACTCTGGTTCGGATATTGGTGGAAGGTGCCCATCAACTTCTATCACGGCACCGTGGGTAGTGGCTCCAATCAGAAACTTAATGCTCTCTGGATGGATGAATATGAGTTTCAAGGAGATGGTGTAGGGCCGACTTGGACTTGCCAGTTTCGACGTGCCGATACAAACGGCAGTAGTCGTTTATCTTGTTATCATATTAGTTCTGATCCAGGAGCGTCTAGTGGTGAAACTGGGCAGGTTGGGGGATCAAGCAACTTAATTACTACTCCTGATGATAGGGGTAGATGGATGTTTCTTCTCTACTACATCAAGGCCGCAACTGGAATTGGTACACTTGATGGAGTAGCCAAGATCTATAGGATGTGGGAGGGTGGATCTTCTTTCGAGCTATTGTGGGAAGACACAGATATGGACACATATGTTCCTGCTGGCCTTAGTGGATTTCATTATGGCTATATCATGGGGTGGAATAATACCCTCTATGCCGAAGAGACCGAGTTCCTGATGGATGACTTTACAATCTGGAACTATAATCCAGGGCTGGTCTGATGTCTATTAGCGTTGTCTCAACAAGTGCACCACAGACGAACGGCAACAACTGGGTTGTTGTGGATCTGGACTCCACTCCTATCCTGGAGGACGATCTCATCATCCTCTGGTTTGAGGAACCAAATGACCTCGCCATCACGGCAGACCCAACTGGGTTCACTCCGGTCTGCGACGAAATCAATACCAGTACAGGTGACGACAGACAGAATGACGTCCAGTACATGTGGGCCTCTGGTGGCGAGGAGTCGAACTCCTACCACTGGGTCCTATCCAACTCTGGCCCTCACGTCCAGGGGTCCATCGTCCTACGCGGTGTAGATAGGTCTACTCCGTTCGATGTTACCCCAGTACACGCATCACACCATCTAACTGGTCTGGATAATACCACTCCAGCTTGCGCATCAATAGTTACTGTTACTCCTGGTGCTCTGATTATAGAACTTTCCTTCATCACTGGGGGTAATTCATCTGATGCATACTCTAGTAATGGATCGGCCACAGAGTTTGTGAACTTCCACAACCAGACAGCCAACCCGCTGTCTGGCATGAGTGTCCTGGGAACCTATTACGAGAAGGCGACGGCAGGAGCCTATACTGGATCTACTCATACTTATGTAGATGGGGTATCTACTAACGACTATATCAATATCATCCTAGCATTCAGACCGGCTCAGGATGCAACTCCTCCTGGCGAATTGGTGACGACGAAGTATCATGACATCGCTTATCCCTGACTGGACTCTGTGGTATGATGATGAAACAGTATTCACATCCTTGGATGGGGAGCCTAATGACTCGCCAAGATGGGGAGTAGTATGTGTGACTCAGCCAGGAAAGGCGAAGGATGTACTTTGGAACGAGTGGGCTTACATCTACCACGAAGATATGGAAATATGGACACAGCATGACCTAGTAGGTTTCATAGATCAGCAGGTACACTTCTCACCAATGATTACCTGTGTACGTATTGGTAGAGATATGCTCACAGGGAGGTTCAAGGAGATCGTGGAAAGAGCTACGAAAGAGGCTAGAGGTCTCTAATGGGTAATCCGGTCACCGGCTTTCTGCATTGGCGTCTATACGCTGATGATAATGCAGATGTTGATTCTCAGACACCAATCGGTAATGAGGACAGCGTTACTGAGGTCGTGACTAAAGGATCTAAGTACCATTTTAGGTTTAGCCAGTATAACGATAATAGTGCTGCATTCAATGGATCTTTCCAGCTTAGAGCTAGGAAGAACGGTGGCTCATGGTTCGATGTCACTAATGTATCTTCTGATATTTCTATAGCTGATGGGACACCAGATACGAGTGGCGGGGATCTAAACTGTGATACACAGATTCTGACTTCCCATCCTACGTTCTCTTGGGAGGCTGATGGTTATTATGAGGAGACCGATGGAAATACTCCATCATCTGCACACGCAAAGAGCACGTTCTGGGAGGACCAGTGGTGCATCCTAATAGGTAATGCGTTATCTGGAGGTGATTATTTCGAGTTCGATATCACCACGGATGACGGGACTAGGGATACTCCAGGTACGTTCCCTAAGATTACGGTAGCATCTGGTGGAACGACTGAGCAAGTATCACCTTCTGATGGAATCAAATGGGGAGATCAGGTCACTGGAGAGGCTACTGTACTTGGTAGTATCTCTGATGGGTGGAAGATAGGAGATATTCTCTCTAGTAAGGCTGAAGCTAAGGTAGGATTAACTGATGGTTGGAAGTTCGGGGATATCCTTCTAGCAATCAATCAAGTCTCTCTAAGTGATGGGATTAAATGGGGTGAGGCTCTCACTGTCCTGGTTGGGGGAGTAGCTGATCTAACCGATGGATGGAAGATCGGTGAGGATATTGATACAGTTACCTATGAGCAATTCTCCGGTGACGGTATCAAGTGGGGAGATCTAGTAGATCCTCGAATAGATTTTCTTGAGTATCTAACGGATGGATGGAAGCTGGGAGACTTAAGTGAGGCTATCCTCCTCATCATTGAATCAGCTTCAGATGGTATCAAGTGGGGAGATACTGCCTCAGTATCCACCAAGTATCCTGTATCCTCAATAGATGGTATCAAGTGGGGTGATTCTCTATCCATTCAGATAGTCTATGAGACTACCCTAACGGATGGAATTAAGTGGGGTGATCTAGCTGAGGGGCAGGCTGATGAGGGAGAGAGTGTATCAGTATCCGATGGGATACTATGGGGAGATTCTCTCGATGTAAGTGCAACAGTTCCAGTCTCCGCATCAGACGGGATAAAGTGGGGTGACCTAGCGGAAGCTGATTCAGGGGCATTTGAATCTATATCTGATGGTATCCTATGGGGAGATCAGGTAGTTAGTGAAGCGAATGTTCCTGTATCAATAAGTGACGGTATCCTATGGGGAGATCGTCTGGCATTCCCCATAGCTGGATTAATAGATGACTTTAATGGTCCTTCTCTTGATACAAGTCTATGGTCTAAGAGTGAAGGTGGAGGAGCTACAGTAACATATATTGGAGGAGTAATAGAGTTCTATATTACTTCTCCGGATATCGGAACTGGGGATCTTACTAGTGTATATGAGTATGATCTCAGGAATAGTTCCATATATGTAAAGTTCGATCTTACTGATTTTATATCTAGTTCCTGGGGATGGGCTATGTTCTTCCTCGGAGACTTGACTAATGGGCTTGGTGTTTATCATGGAGGTACTACTTATAAGACATTCAGTAAGAAGAACGGTAGTGAAGCCAATCATATCATAACTCATTCCAGGTATACCTATCCTTGGTGGAGGATTAGAGAAACTGGAGGAACGGTATACTGGGATTGTGCTCAGGATAATGGAGGATCTCCTGGATCATGGGAGAATGAGTGGACTAGAGATGTAGATCTATGCTCAGTCCTATCTGGATTGCTCGTTAACTTTAGGATATATAGAGGTAATACTCAAGCTTACAATCTTGATTTCTATATTGATGGAGTTAATACAGATGCCAACCCAATCCTCACTGATGGTATAAAGTGGGGCGATTCGGTAGAGGCTTCCTTTGTTCTCTCTGATGGAATAATATGGGGAGATTCATTAGGAGTAAAAGTAGGATTCAAGACTGAAATAGTAGATGGATGGATATTAGGGGATCTTGCATCTGCCGGAGCGGAGTATGTATCTCTGACAGATGGGATACTCTGGGGTGAAGATATTGATACCATCACTTATGAGAGTTTCCCAGGTGATGGAATTAAGTGGGGCGATTCGGTCTTTGCATACTCTGGAGAGAGTGCTCATCTTACAGATGGAATACTTTGGGGCGAGGATTTCGATATCACTATCATCGAGACTTTCGATGATGAGTGTATCCTCTGGGGAGATTCGGTATCTGTTCATGTAAATCTCTCTGACTCTCTCCAGGATGGTATTAAGTGGGGGGATATCCCAACTCCAGCTATCTCTATATCAGAAGATCTGACAGATGGGATTAAGTGGGGAGATATAGTGGCTGGGGATAATTCAGTCCCAGCTTTCCTTCAAGATGGAGTGAAATGGGGAGATACTTTAACTCCTATCCAGAAGATCCAGGTATCTATATCTGATGGATTTATCTGGGGAGATCAAGTAGATGGAGAGACATCTGACTTCTTCCCAGTATCGGTGCAGGATAAGATACTTTGGGGAGACTCTATCAGTGAGGATGTTACTTATCCAGCTTCTGTGTCAGACGGTATAAAGTGGGGGGATTCCATATCTACTCAGACTGATTACCATATCAGTCAAACTGATGGGATAAGATGGGGAGATTCAGCAGTTGGATCTTTAGGTGGGGTGACTCTCGTTGGTGTAGAAGATGGTATAAAGTGGGGAGATTATTCTACTGTATTAGCGGCTGGAGGAGTCATACAAGATGATCGGTTGAATATGGATGCTTATATGACTCAACTCTATTCCATGAGATCTTCTCTAAATAGTAGGTTGACGATGGATCCTGATGATATAGAAGGTAGAATGCACATAGATGTAAGGATAGATAATGTCTAAGATTCATCTGGCTCTTCCGTATAAGACTGACTCCCTGTTCAAGATTCTCCTTAGGAACAATGAGGGAGTTGTACAGACAGGAGCTACAGGGACATATATAGTAGAGGATATTGATGGAGGGACTGTTCAGAGTGGATCTATGTCAGAGTTGTCAGCTGGGTATTATTATTTCGCTATCCCAGATGATATATCTGTTAGTCCGGGAGATATATTGACCGCTAAGGTCACTATGCTCAAGGGTGGCTATCAGTGCTATGGAGAGTATGAACTATTCGTCGAAGTCGACAGGAGGTAGAGATGCCAAAGCTTAGGACTGTTACTCATTCTAGTACTGCCCAAGTATTTACAGAGAGGCAGGGAGTTCCTCAGGTGAAGGAGGAGGAAAGTCTCCTCGATACGATCGAGCCCTCTATTGAAGAAATCAAGGCTGAGGAGAAGGCCGAAGAGTCTGAGACTGAAGAGAGCTAAGCATGGAGAAAGTTCTTGAGCAAGACGAGGTAAGGGCAGAGGTTGTTGATTCTCCCTCTGATGATGGAGGAAATACAGTCTCTGATCCTATCCTTTCTTCTATCCCATCAGCTTTCTGGGATAAGATTAAGGATAACCTTGCCTTATATCTGGAGGAGGAGCTTCAAGAAGCAGAGGCTGAGAGGGGAGACTTCATTGATAATCTGGCTAGGTGGAAGGTTGTATACGCAGCTCCTAAACCAGATAGGCCCAAGAACTTTCCATTCACCAATGCTTCTAACCTAACAATCCCAGTAGTGAAGGAGACCGTTAATACCCTGGCTGCTCAGATTGCTCAGGCGACAGGGACTGTCAGGCCGAGGTGGGTATTTGATGATCTCGCCCCTGAGTGGAATCCATTCACTAATGAACTGCAAGAGTTCCTCGACATCTCATCTGATAGGGAGCTAGGTTTTGAGGAGAAGACCACCGAGGGAGTTATTGCGAAGACGAAGTATGGTACAGCTATATACGAAGTCGGTCATGAGGTGGTTGAGAGGAAGTACTATCGCTACTCAAATGATGGGAAGAAAGTATATCCTAAGACGGTCATCGTCAAGGATGGGCCATCATTGAGGTTGATACCTCTTCAGAAGTTCTGGATTCGCTTTGTAGAGGAAGGGATTCAAGAGGCTGCTTGGGTAGCGAAAGAGCTTGACTTTACTGAGCATGAGCTTCGTATCAGAGCGGCACAAGGGGAGTTCTTCAATGTCGAAGAGATCATCAAGGGAGGAGGGCAGACCTACACTGATGAGGCTACCGAGGAAGAAGAGGCTGTTGAGGATAAGGAGCCTATCAGGAGAACATTCAAATGCTTCGAGATTTGGTTATCCTATGATGTTGATGGTCTGGGGGATCTCGAGGAGATAAAGGTCTTGTTTCACCGTGAAACGAGAAAATTCCTCTATGCTCGTTTCAATCCCTATGATCATGGGCAGAGGCCATTTGTAAAGGATGGATTCTTCCCTGTTGATGGTAGGTTCTATGATATGGGCTTGTGTGAGATGCTGGAGCAGATTCAGGATGCTATCTCCCTCAAGCATAATCATAGGAATGATAATGAGACCTTGGCCAATATGAAGATGTTCCTCAAGAGGAAATTGGTTAAAGGTCTCCAGCCAGGAGATCCCCTCTATCCTGGGAAACAGATCGAGGTTACGGATATCTGGAATGATATCAGAGAGTTCTCCCTTAGTGAGATCTATCCTTCGACTGTTCAGGAAGAGATGCTTCTTCGCCAGGTTGCGGAACGCTTGACTGGGACGAATGAAGGAGTTGCTGGAGCTGCGATGCCAGTCACTCGAACAGGGACTGGCGCACAACTCGCACTTCTTCAAGAGCAGTCAAAGAGGATTGATATTCCTGTTAAGGCCACAAGGAGAGCCATCAATGAGATTGGTTGGTTCTCCTTGATGATGTATATGCAATTTGGCACTAATGGGAAAGCTCTTGCATGGATGGGAGAGAAAGGTAGGATTGTCGAGAGTGTCTTCTCTCTTCCAAGGAGAGTTGTAGAACTGGGTCTCGGCATAAGAGCCAATGCTCCAACATCTATGCAGAATATGCAGGTTAGGAGAGAGAATGCTATCGCTATGTTCAATCTCCTTGTCCAGATTCACGAGAAGCTAGCACCTATGGCGCAGATGTTGGCTCCTCAACAGTTAGGAGAATTCGTTCATGCTATGGTTCGGTCGGCTAAGCACTATGCTCAGAACGTACTGGAGACGTTTGACGAGCCTGATCCGGACTCTGTGCTTGCGGGTCTTAGTGCACTGGAGAGGCTATTACCTAGACCGGAGGATCTCGGTGGATTGGAAGCTTTCGAAAGAGGAGCTGACTCAGCTGAAGTCATTGAAGGCATCAGAAGGTTGGAAAGTCTATATGCGGAAGCTGAAGGAGCTCTCGAAGGACGCAGAAGAGTATCTGATGAGCGCAGAAACGGAGAAGGAACTCTTTCGGCGTCAAGGAGTGGTGAGAGGAATTTCGGTAATCTTGAGCTTGGAGGAGAATCTTACCTTAAGTCAAGAGTACAGCCAGGATGAGATTATGGAAATGAGATTGAGGGAAATCTTCGGAGGTACCGAGGATTTGTTGAGAGTCCTACCCCAATGAGGAGGGATATATGAACTGGTGGAAAACTATGCAGAGGTTTTCCTTTCGGGAAACAGATGATGACCCTGGTCTCGAGGAGGATCCGACTCTAGATGAGGGTGATGATCCTGCGGATGGAGGAGGTGATCCAGCTCCAGCGGTTTCAGGGATTTCGAGAGAAGCTCTCCCCGAAGAGCTCAGGAATCTTCCTGAAGCTGAAGTCAAGTTCCATCTAAATCAGATGGTGTCAGGCTTCAGGAATCAACATTCTCAGGTTGGAAAGCTGAGAGAGGAGTTGGAAGAACTAAGGAGAAGATCTTATCAAGAGGAAGCTAAGCCGAAGGAACCAGATCGTCCTCTCGAGGAAGAGATTCTGGATGATCCAGAAAATGCTGTGATGAGGGTCCTTGAGAAGAGAGGTCTTGTCCAACGATTTAACCGGCTTGAGCAGGATGTTGGAGAGAGTGCTATATCCATGGTAGCCTCTCAGATTCCTGACTTCAAGGAGTATGAAGGGGAGGTAAGAGAAATTCTAAAGCAGACTGGTGTCCCTATGACGGTCGATGCTATTCATGGAGCTCTCCAAATGGCAATAGGAAGGAAGTATCTATCCGATGGTGGGAGGGAGAGAAGGAAACAACATAAGGTTGACTCTCCCAAACCAGAGGCTCCAAAGAAGACTAGTAAGTATGGAGAGTTGAGTGGCCTCGAAGCTGAGATCTTTCAGTCTTCTGGAATGTCAAGAGAAGAGTGGGAGAAGAACAAGAATCCTGATTTCGATATTGAGGTGCCTACATCATGACTGCCGCCACGAAGAAGGGTGCCAAATCTCCCTCGATCAATGTGAGAGCGAGGGGAAGGATCAATGCGGTCCTAGACCAGCTTGGTCAGCTGTATAAGGAGAAGTATCCAGACAGAGATTGTAGATGGGTGTATGCTCCTACCCACAAGCCCGAGCTTTCGAATGTGCTCGGAAGAAGGGCACAGGGGTATGTTGAGGTCAAGCTAGGAGAGCTAGAAGATGCTGGTGATCTTATGCCTGGCCTCGGTCCCGACGATGTTGTCAGAGTTGCGGACGTTGTCCTCATGTCCATTGAAGCGGAAGTAAGGGATATGTTTAAGGAGGATCTACACGAGGCCGCCAAGGAGCAGGGGGAGCGTGTAGGGAGAAAGTACTACGAAGCCCTCATGGAGGAAGAGGCTATGGGTCCTGGAGGGACTCGACACGTTGCAGTAGGACGCGGTCAGGCTTCTATCGAAGAGAGGGAATTCGAGTACGAAATTGAACAGCGAACCTCAGAAGAGGAGGGATAATGGCTTACCTGCCAGCAATCCCCAATGAGGGTCGCATCGTCCGTAGGTATCCTCTTGCTAGTGGTGAGACCCCCCTTGAGGGAGGCGCAGTTTATCTCGTCACTGGAGAGATCACGGTATGTGGTGCAGATCCGGCTACTATTCTTGGATTTGCGGCGCACGATTACCCTGGTGCCTTGGAGATCGACCCCTATAATGGGGATATGTTGGTGTATGTCGCTGGTCCTGACAGCACGTTCTGGATGCAGGCCTCGACTACGCCGACAGACTATTCGTATGTAGGAACGGCCTATGGAGTCGCTCATGAGGCGACTACTGAGGTCACCTACGTTGACATCACGGATACTACCAATACTTGCGTTACGGTCGAAGATGTTGACCTGACTAGAGGTTTGGTCCTGGTGTCTATCCTTGATTCCGTACGCCAACTCTTGGCCTAGAAAGGAGGAGTTCGATGCCTGTCGTACGAGGACAGTGGGATGAGCTCCTGCGACCTGGAGCCAACAAGGTGTTCCTTGATGAATATCCTCAGCTTCCTTCTCTTTACACGAAGATTTTCTCTGTTGAGACTTCGGGTAAGAGCTTTGAGGATGACCTGGTAGCCACTGGTCTGCCGATTGCCGTGAGCAAGCCCGAAGGTGAGCCAATCGCCTTCGACCGACCGAAGTACCGTGGGAAGGTTCGGTACCTCCATGCCGGATATGGGCTTGGTTACGAGATCACTCGGGAGGCCGTTGAGGATGATGTCTATAAGGCTCTCAATAGTAAGGGAGCCGCAAACCTGGCTTGGTCCCTGAGGGAGGCTGAGGAGGTTACTGCTTGGAACATCATCAATCTCTCGTTCACCACAGTTCAGGCTTATGATGGGGTTGCTCTCTGCTACGATGCTCACCCCACTGTTACCAGCACGCTGGCTAATAGACCTGGAACTGATGAGGATCTCTCTACTGCGGCTCTGAAGGCTAGCATGGAGAGATGGTGGGCTCTCACTACTGATCGAGGCCTGAAGATCCAGATTCTTCCCACTATGCTCTTGGTGGGGAATGCGAACTTCTGGGCCGCTCAGGAGATTCTCCAGACTCAGTATATCACTGGTGCAGCCACTGGTGGTGAGGTTGATACCATCGTGTCTGAGAGGGTCCCGAATATGGTTGGGAAGCTCGGCCTGACTCCGATGCGTTCCAACTATATCACCGATGATGATGCCTGGTGGACTCTTGGAAGTAAGGGAGTTCACAAGCTCCGGTTCTATTGGAGGACCAAGCCTCAGAGTGTTGATGGTTTGGATAAGAGGCGTCAGATCTTCTGGTATGGGATCTTCGCTCGTTGGAGCGCTGGTGTCACTGACTGGAGAGGTATTGACGGCTCTACTGGAGCCTAAGGAGCTATCGTGCGAAAGCGAATGATTGCCGTTCTCGTTGATGCCAGAAAGCCTGGTTCTACTGGATGGGCCGCTGTGAGGTCCACCAGTAGGATTAGGGTTAAGGGACTAGCCTGTGGAATGATGGAGATTCATTTCTTCGGAAATGGAATGGCTCATAAACCTCTTAATATCCTAGGGGATGGAGAGTTTAATATCCCTCGAGGCGCGACAAGATTGAGAGTGAAACTTCTAGAGGTAGGGAAGGGCTCAAGAGTCTTTGTTGATATGGAGTGATATATGGGACTGCTTACCCTAGTAGATTTTCGAGATGAACTTGATATTACTTTCGGGGAGAGAGGTATCGAAGAGCCTACTCTCAATAGGTGGATTCACTTCGCTTATTTAGACTTATGTAGCTCAGTGGATTTTGAGATCCTTGATGAGGAGGACTCTTTCAGTACGGTCTCAGGGACTAGAGCATATAATGATCCAGCAGATGAGTATATGCTCATCAAACATATAAGGGATACAACAAGTGATTTTGGCTTGTCTTGGATTCCTAAGGAAGATTTCTTCAGACTGACTGCGGCTGATACTGGACAACCGAAGAGATGGACTCTCCACAAGGATAAGATCTATTTCTATCCTAAACCTGACGCGGCGTATGCCTTAAAGGTTATCTACAAGAAAGTTCCAGATGTTCTTGATGAGGCAGATGTGACTGTCCTGCCTCCCCAGTGGGATCAAGCTATCAGTATGTTCGCTGTCCATTATGGCTATATGGCTATGGGAGAGGAGAATAGAGGGATTGCTTGGTATAATAGAGCAGTCTCTTATATTCAGACTAGGATGACAGAAGGAGATATGATGAAAGGTCCTGGCCTTCTCTCTTCCTTTAATATGGGAGATCAGTATGGGGTACCTAACTCTTAAAGATTTCAGGGATGAGCTTAATCTCTCCCTCGGAGATCATAGGCAAACATCTAACGAGCGTCTAGATCGTTGGATAAATCTTGGGTATCTCCAAGCAGTTAATGAGAGCTGGTTTGAGGGTATCAAAGAAGTTGCTACAACTAGCACAGTCGCAGATCAGAGAAAATATGATGTTCCTACTGATCTTATGGCAATCGTAGGGATAGCTGATCTCACGAGTAAGCATAGACTTATCAAGAGATCTTGGGCCAATTTTCAACTTCTTGATAGAGATGTAACTGGAGAGCCTAGGTTCTATTGTAGGAGAAGGAGATCCCTCTACCTGTGGCCTGTCCCAGATGATGTGTATGAGCTAGAGATTAACTACCTTGAGGAGATCTGTCCTATGATTGAGGATACAGATAGGACTGTTCTTCCACAAGCATATGACCCGTGGATTATCCATCTATCTAAGGTTCAGGCTTGGGGAGCCTTGGGGAATGAACAAAAGCAGGGGTACTATACTCAACTTGCCTCTAGAGAATTTGGTAGACTCCCTACTGATACTTTCTCCATGGATGAGCTTGGTGAAGGTGTGGATATTGCGAGGAGCTTTGAGGATCTAACTGAAATGAGGACTGAGATTCCATGACTGTTTGGACGCCAGAACCTTCCAATTCAGCTAGTTATGATGATTCTCAAGATGAGGATAGCTGGGATCCTCACTCAGAGGATGATGTATGGGAGTCAGATACTGAAGGTCCTTGTTGTGCGGATGAGAGATCAGATATCCTATGGGTAGTCACTGATCTTCCATCTTTCATGTGGGCCGCTTTCAGTGATGAGCCTTACTCATGGATAAGGACATGGTTGCCAGACTCTAATGATGTATGGAATACATACTATGTTCCAGGATATGAGAATGATCCAGGAGTAGGACCATGGGAGGGATATAGTTCTCACTATCCCTGGTATCATAACGATCCAGGATCTACTCCCCCTAATGACTATGGGCATGGGAGATTTAATAATATAGGAGTCAGCTACGATCATGTTAATAAGAAGCTGACATTCATGCAGTTCGATGATGTGGCTTATAATGAATATAGGTATAATCTCCAAGTCACTGAGATAGACTTCTCTGATCTTGATAATCCAGTTATCAGTAAGGTGAAGGATTGGGGAGATGCGTGGACCTGGTATTCACCTTTCTGGGAAGGAATCGAGGTTCAGAACACTGGCCTTCTTGGGGCTTGCAGATATTGCTATCCAGGAGCTGATGGTCAGCCAGTTCTTGTCATATCTTCTTGGTATGGAGATATAGGTGTAAGCTACGATAATGGTGCTACTTGGATTCACCGACCGGACTTAGGGCATAATTATCTCGGTCCTGGAGTATATAGTCTGTCAGAAAATCATAATTACTATTCCATTGAGTATGGCCCTCCAGGATCTGATACGATAGCTCTCGTGGGCACTTGGACTATATGGAAGAGTAGTAATCTTGGAGATACTTGGGAAATCTCATGGGTATCCTATGGGGCAGGAGATTTTTCAGATCCTGATGGATCAACTTATGGTCCTCTAGAGAATGGCAGGTTCTATGAGACATATGCGATAGGGTGTAACAAGAAGCCTGATCCTGACTGCGTATGGATGACTATTGGTTGGAGAGACTCAGAATTAGATCAAGGAATTGTTCAGAGGAATCTATCCCCAACTCTTGAATATGAGAGTTGGGAGAATACATCTTATAGATTAGTCTCCGCAGAATATGAGTTGGATATCTTCGAGAGTACAGTTGTCTATCCAAATGATTGGATTGTACCTTCTCAACGAGGACAGCCTTTCATAGTAAGATGTATACCTACGGCTATTAAGTACTTCCCGGGTAGTGGTAGATGGTGGGCTTTCTGTTTCAGAGAGAATCTTACCTTGTGTAATCCTAATGACTCAAACTTCCTCATCTTTTCAGATGATGATGGACTCACTTGGAGTAAGATTCTATGTGATCATCTTAATGAGGAGAACTGGCCAAGTATGCACCCGTTCTTCTCCCCAAGAGCATGGCCTTTCTCTGAGGTAGATGATGGATGGACTCAGTGCGTGGCTATGAATTACACTGGATTCGGAGCAGTCTGTGATATTGTTGAGCATCCAGATGATCCTAATATCATTGTCACTGTTGGCTATCATTGGCTAAGGGCTCCAGGAACTTGGGATGACCCAGCTGGAAGAGGGGATGGAACTGTATCGTTTGTAGCTCCTTCCGTCACTGCTCAAGAGTTAGCTGATAATCCCCAGTATGGACCAGGTCTTAGGTCTCTAGGGAATTACAAGGCAGTCTACTGTGTGTCGATGGATGGAGGTCTTACCTGGGGAGACGTAAGTTGTGTGATGCCTACATGGGCATACCCTTATGCAGATTACGAGACTGGTGAGTTCTATACTAACTATTACTACAGTGCTAATCCTAATGCCTTCAGAATCTTCCCAATCGTTGGAGCTGTTGAAGGAGGAGAGGCAACTGGTCACGAACCAGGATGGAACCCCGCTGAGGATGATGGAACGTGGACTCAGGAATAAGTAGAGAAGAAGCTACTCGGATTATCAGGAGAGCGTGTGGAGATACTCTTCCTCGTCAAGGAGATCTCCTTGTTCTCGATGAAAGAGGAGGTTTCAGGTTCCTCCCCTTTGGCCTTGTTCCTACGAGTGATGTAGATGATAATTACGATGTTCGGGGAAGAGACGTTCTTATCCTCGGTAATGCTTCAGGAGGAGCGTTCTCAGTATATCTCCCCCCTGCAGAGAGTGCAGTGTATAGGCTATTGGTTATCAAGAAGATAGATGCCTCTGCTAATGCTATCACTGTTGATCCAGATGGAGCAGAGACTATTGATGGATCTAGTTCATATTCGTTGAGCTCTCAATGGGACTTTTTGATAATAGTCAGCGATGGATCCTCGTGGTATAGGATAGGATAGGATAGGATGAGAGAACTAGCAATTAAAGACATTATTGATATGCCAAGTTCAGGAGTATCTTACCTAAAGAGCGTTGTGTCTGGAGGTATTCTTAAGTGGATACCAGCTTCTCTAATCGCGGTGCTAGTTGATATCCAGGATGCCTTTGGTGCCCTCTTTTGGATAGTTGGAATCATGTGGATGTGTGATTTCATCATAGGAACATCAAAAGCTTGGATGGAGGACCCTTCTCAATTAGAGTGGTCTAAATCCTTCAGGTCAGTCATCAAACTATTTGTAATGGGCTTCGGGGTTCTCTCTATTCATCTAATAGAACATATGCTTTTGGAGACAGGAGTTAATGTAGAAGGTAAGTTAACAGGAGCGGCTCTCCTCATCATTGGGAGTACTGAGGCTATCTCAATAATGGATAATCTTTCGTACTTCTTTCCTGGGTTAGATACACTGACGAGTAGGATCAAGGAACTTTTGAGTAAGGGGAGAAAAAATGGCGGCGATTAATGAACTAGATCTGGGGAGGCAGATTCATAACAAGGTAGATATATCTCTGCCTTGGGGAGATCTTCTTGACCAGATCGTAGAGGCGGCGAGGAGTGCAATCGCTGATGATATGTGGAGATGGTACAACGAGAATAAGAATGTATCTATTCTCAAGATCAAGAAGTGGATTTTCTCCTGGACCTTGAAAGTGAAGGATACAAGGTTCTTGTTCGAGCTCTTATTTGGGCCGGAAAATGCCTAGATTCTCCTCTATATCCAAGGAGTCTATAGGGACGTGTCATCCCCTTATCAAGATGCTCCTTTACTCAGCTATCGAGTATTGGGATTTCATTATCCTCTATGGATTCAGGGATAAGGAGAAGCAGGATTATTTCTACGCGGAGGGAGTGTCGAAGGTCAGGTGGCCTAATTCCAAGCACAATCACCTCTCCACACAAGAGGATGTTGATGCTGGATGGGCAGAAGGTACTGATGAGCCGCTCTCCCTGGCCTTCGACTTCGCTCCGTGGCACTCAACTGGGAAGCATATTAGATGGAATGAGAAAAGGGAGTTCTATCACATGGCAGGTCTTCTCCTAGGCATGGGAGAGAGGATAGTAACTCCGACAGAGTATAAGTGGAGGTATGGGGGAGACTGGGATTCAGACCAGGATCTCGGGGATCAGACTTTCTTGGATCTCGGGCATATTGAACTCGTTGAACGGTGAAACGAGATGAGCGATACTCTTAGGCGTCCTACGTTAGAAGGCGATCTTATCTCTAGACCTGATGCTCTCTCAGTAGCTAGGAGAGGAGATAGATTCGTACCTGGTACGAGTCCAGGGCCAGAAACATATCCCATGAGAGGACAGAACACTATACAGAATCTTCTCCTGGCGGCGAATGAGGGACTTACTGTTCCCCTCTCGAATTTCGGAATCGAAGGTGGACTTCCAGAGAAGGTATGGGACCCTCGCTTGTTAGGACTCATCGCAGGTATAACTGCTATACTTGAGCCTGGGCCTGGAGGAGAAGCTAAAGTAAGTAAGGAAGCTCTTGAAGAATCAAAAGGAATAGCTGGTGCTGCTATAAGATTGAGTGATGGAAGAATAGCTATTGGTAGGCCAACTCATATGCAAGCCGCTAAGAGTGCGATGGAGCATGGTGGGACAGAGATAAGAGACTTAATTCCAAATGCTTATAGTCCAGAGACATTTGGATTTGTTACTGTCGAAGGTCATTATGTAACTCCTCAACAAGCAGGGGAGATAGCCGAGAGAGCAGGACAGCTTCATCCAAATACTATTATTAGGCGGAAAGGAAATAAAGGAAAGTATATAGATCTATGGTCTGAAGATTTAGCAGCAAGTTATAAAGATCTAGATAAAAACGTTAAGACTGTTGATCTTATGTCTGGTAATGAAGCCTTACAAAGAACAGAGGATGAAGTTAAGGCTAGTATATTGAGACATAAGGAGAGAGGAAGATGAACAAATATAAAGGATCAAGTCCTCTCTCTTCCGAGGGAGCACCAGTCGCAGACTATGTGGGATCTCTCGATCTAACCAAAGGCTTGGTTAGAAACGTCTCTCCTCGAGAGATAGATCTCGGTGCGACTCCTCTTATCGAGAATGTCCGGTTCGAGAGAACAGGGATTCGGAAAGACTTTGGGGATCGAGCCCTTGGAAGTGCGGCTCCGTCTCGAGTCCTCTGTATTGTGGAGCACAAGTTCATCGACGCTAACGGGGATAAGTATTCCCGTCTCATTCGATTAATGAGGCATACTGATGGAAGGGCGAGAACGGAGATCTGGAATGTCGATACAGAAGCCTGGCAACTTGATGCTCTCACGGTCACGCAGACTATCGACGATGCTTTCGTTCGAGCGATCTCTGTGCGAGGCGTTCTTCTCTTCGCTTGCTTTGGATCTCCTATTCTCCAAAGGGAGGAGACGACTCTCTGGCTTGATGAGTATGATGACTTCACAGCAGGTAACTCTCTTGATGCAGCTGGAGAAGAGATATCTGTTGCTGTTGCTCCGACTGATGTAGTACAGAGTGATGAGTATACAGTATACTATGATGTTGATCTTACTCTCTCGAGTGGAGGTTGGGATCTCATTGTGACAGTAGGTCTCTATGTAGATGGAGAGTTTATTGCATCAGAAGAATATACACAAGCTATCGTTGGCTCCTCATCTTATGACAACAATACTTTTGTATTCCAGAATGAGGGGCTAGCTGAGGGTGGGAATGTCACCCTGAAAGTAGAAGATGTACAGGTTAGCGGAACAACTCCAAGGACTACCCCGATAACTGACCAAGGTTCAGCCACTCCTCGTTATCAAGCGACAAAGAGTCTAGCGGCAGAAGCGTATAATGATATCTATACCCTATCCTTCACCTTATCGGTGGAGAGTGGGGATGGAACACCAGGATATGGAATCTGGATTGGCTTCTATTATGATAGTGGGAGTGGATGGATTAAAGCAGGAGAGGAATTCTATCCAGAAGATTTCTATGGGGAAGTAGAGTATCAGTTCTTCCTCGATGGTATGGGATCTGGTACTAAGTTCGGCTTCCATGTAGAGAGTATGATAGGAGTAGAGGGAGGCCTGGTTGAGAATGGAGAGCAGGTAGCTTGGGAGGAGAGTACAGCGGTCTACTCCTTCTCAGTCCATGGACATAATGTGCCTATTGATGCTGACACTAATCACGGCGTGGAGTATAAGGTAGATGGTGGACAGACAGTTATCTTAGCCCCTATAAGTGGAGCGCCAAATGCTTCTTGGATCGAGAGCTTTGGGGATAGGATCATTGCTCTCCAGGATGGAGGAGATACACAGAAATTCTCGGCCTCAGCAGATGGTACGCATGATAACTGGACCACCCTTGATTCAGTAGAGACTCTTCTGGTTGATACGAGGAATGACCCAGTCGATGATCTAATGTGTGCAGGACCCCTTGCCGCCAATATTCTTGCAGTGATTCGAAGTCGCTCTATAATGAAGGCGTTTGAGACAGGCAACTATGATCTGGCAGTAGGGGTGACGCATTGGTTAGAAGGTGTAGGCACTGAGAGTCCTCACTCTATATCAATAACTCCAGCAGGGTTGGTTTTCCTCGGCCATGATTATATGGTTTATCTGTTATCCGAATCTGGGATACTCCCTATTGGTCAGGCAATCTCACAAGAGCTCATCGAAACTCTTACTAGTAATCTGGATAGAGTAGATGGAATATATGATCCAATCTATCAGGAATATTGGCTTGGTATCCCTGAGGATGGTGCTGAGTATATGACAGCTACTTATATCCTAGACGTTGGGAAGTTTATCTCTTCACGAGGAGAGATTGTAAGGTGGAGGAAGCGAGTGCAGAATGTCCAACGATACTCAGTTATAAGTAGTGAGGTATAATGCCATACTTTCCTCCTTCAGTAGATGATCTACCTGCAACTAGGTTCATCTTATTCTCGGATGCTAATAACAAAACGAGGATCATTGATGAGTCTGAGGTATTAAGGCAGGGGTTATTCTCTTTTACCGGAAAGTGGGAGAGTCCTACTCTCAATAGAAAGGATCCGACTAAGATCTATACCCTACGGAAGGTTATGATCTTATACGAATCCAGTGCGAATACTACTATCTCTATATACCCTACCGGTGATGGAGGAGAGACCTATGGGAGAGTGAGAACATTAGATGTATTGGAGACATCTGGCAGTTCAATGAGGAGGGGAGTAGTAGGTTTCAATACAAGTGGTTTTGATCTTCGCTTCCGCATAGACCTAGATACCGATGAGGTGGTGACTATCTATGGATACAAAGGAACGGTTGTTGAGCGCTCTGACATCTTCATTTCCTGAGATTGCTAGGGTTAAGTTTACTGATCGAGGGGGAGAGAGGGATGTCTCTGTGAGAGTCCTTCAAGGTTTAGGGACAGCCTCGAAGTATCTTACTCCTAATAAGATTCGAGAACTCTGGCTTGAGTACTCGAAGCATGATGTTCTCTTTTCAGATTATACAAGAGGGAAGGTTGAGCCCTTTATCACTTCTATCCTTAACCCAAGGAGCTTTTGGTTTGAGCTATTTGATAATGAGAGCTCGAGGCCTATAGGGATTGCCTCGATAACAGATATTATTCCTAAGTATGATGCAAAGGGGCATTTCGCTTTCTGGGATCGTATAGGGTCAGGAAGAGAGAAATTGATATGGACTCTCATGGATATCTGCTTCCAGGAGTTCGACTTGCATCGGATGAGTGCAGAGATTCCTGCTTATCAAAGGGGAACGATTCGGTCGACTAAGAGATTGGGGTTCTCCCAGGAAGGTGAGAAGAAGGAGTCTATCTTCCATAAGGGAGCCTGGATGAATACTATCATATTTGGTATCACCGTAGATGAGTTCAAGGAGGTAACAAATGTCGGATACCCTATTCGGGGGAGAGAAGTCAGGAACTCCGATCGAGACCAGGAAGGCAACGAAGAACACAGCGAACTCGATCAATCAGCTCCTGATGAGGGGGACAGGTCCATTAGCGAGCATGGAATCGCAGAGCTTGATGAACCTGCTGGGGTTTGATCCCTCGACAATCGGATTCGAGAGTGCCGCAACTTCGGCTCTAGCTGATCCAACAGATGTAACGGCTGGTCTCTTCCGTGCTCTCCGGCCTTTTGAGGAAAGGTACACTAACCAAGCTACGACTGAGCAAGTTGGTGCATTCGGGCAGCTCGGAGGTAGGTTCTCCCGTAACGCTCTTGATGCTGATACAAGGTTGAGAGGAGAACTTGGTAACCAATTCGAGGTTGCTAGGCAGAATGCTCTCCTCACTGCGAATGAGCAGAGGAACAATGCTCTTGCCGCTCTCCTCACAGCAGTAGCAAATGCTGGTCAGGTTGGAAATCAGAGGACAGCTAACTATCTATCCTTCCTGAGTCCTGGTTCTCCGAATTGGCAGACTGGAATCATGGGAGATCTTATCGAAGCAGCTGGTAATGTTATCGCTGCAGGCGTAGGAGGATAAAATGGCTAATGGTGGAGGGAATATCTGGCCATCTGCCACTCAAGGAGGATTAGCTAGAGGTACAGCGGCTGTCTATAATGCTATCATTAAGAAGAGAGAGCTTGAGCAGGTTGATAGACAACTAGGGCAGATTGATAGACAGCTGGATATTACAGAGAACGTGGAAGCATTTAAGCGATTCATGGGACTCCTCCCCTTTCTCCCTCATGGTCCTGTTAGTCAGCTTACTGGTATCCAAGATCTAGTCGGGAAAGCATTTCCAGAACTAGATCTTAATGATCCTATCCTAGCTACTATGGACCTTAATCCAGAGACCATCCAGAGTGTCGTAGGGGATTTGGCTCTGAAACGGATGGAGGAGTATCAGAATACGCCTGAAGGTAGGGCGTCTATTGATCGCTTCATCAATCAGATAACTGCTGGTCGTGGTACGACGAGTGATGTTCTGAAGGCAGAAGAAGGTGTTCAGTTAGGACAAGCTGAGCTTATCAATAATGCCTGGGATTACTTGAGGAAAGATCCCGAGGCTATGAATGCTCTCTATCGTGTATCAGCTGGCCTGCAACAGCCTGTTACTTTCCAAGTTGGGGAAAATAGGTATACCTTTGACACAGCTACTGGCGCCACTCTTACTGCTGAGCTGATGAAGCACTTCTCTTTGCTGGATCTTGAGTTCGAGAAGCTAGCTACCAGTGAGCAGACTGATATCGTCAAGGAGCTTATGACTCAGCTCAAGGATAAAGATATCACTATCGGGAGAGCATCTGCCACCAGGATTATTTCCTCTCTCTATAATCAAGCTAGGGGAAGTTATGGGGAGGGAGAAGGTCCTTGGTATGATCTATATAGGGAGTTCTCTCAGAGACCAGACTCAACGGAGCTACTGACAGCCATGGCAGTAGCTGAGGGTGCTCTTAGGTCTGGCACTCAAACGATCATGGATCAGTTGTATGAGACTCCAGAAGGTATGCAACTCCTCTTCACAGGGGAGATAGGTAATATGGTAGCAGGTATCTATGGCACCAGCGATCCAGATAAGAATCAAGCTCTTGTACAATCTATCATGGAGAGATTTGCTCCTATAATGGGGGTTGAGCTGAAAGATCCTCGGATTGGCAAGCCCAGATATGAGTTCAATTCTCCTATCTTCATCGGGGGAGAAGACAGAGAGCAAGGATCGGGGAGATTCGAAACAGTCCCTGATGCTTCAAGTGTAGACCCTGGAGCGAGAGTAGGATCCTCAGTAGGCATTGATGAGAATGATGCTGTTGCTATCAGTAATGTATTGAAAGCTGATGGTAGAGCATATCAAGCTGGAGATATCACCCTTGCTCAATTGAAGGAGAAGTACAATCCTCTCGTTGTACAAGTTATTCTTAAGAGCTATCCTCGGGGTGGGAAATGAGTAAGAGAGAAGATGAGGTCTTAGAGTTTGTAAGGAATAATCCAGATTTGTTCCTTCCTCAAGAGGCTCAGAGGGATCAGAATATATTAGAGTTTGTCAAGGGTAATCCTGAGCTCTTTCAGAATGAGGGAGAGGATGGATTCCTTAAAAGATATGGTTCTGCTTTCCTAGATCTGTTTAAGCACTCTGCCATGCCAGCTCTTCAACAAAGGGAAGATGTAGCTAGATCTTCTATGACTGGAGCTGGAATCTTGGAGTCTGCTATTGTCACTCCGATAGAGGGAGTAGCTGGTGCAGCTGCAGATGTGTCAGAGTTTATCCAAGGTCTCCCTGGGATAAGGAATGTACCATCTCTGAAGTTTGGACAAGGGGAAGAAGGACAGGAATATAGATCTGTATTCCGAGCCATAGAGGATTTCGCTCATCGCTTTAGAGAAGGAACTCTTACTGATCTTGAGGTGGATGCCCTTAATGCTGGGATGACTCCACAAGAGATTGCTACAGCTAAGGGATTGGGGCACTTCATTGGATTCACAGTTCCACTCATGGCTTCTTTTGGGGCTACTAGGGTTCTCTTCAATGTTCCCCAGGTAGCTACCAGATATCCATGGCTTACAGGGGTACTCTATGGAGCCCCCCAAGAGCTTGTTGCAGGAGCTATCTATGGAGGCTTGTTCGAGCCAGCTGGAGGAGCTACACAGAGACTAAAACATATGCTCAATGGATCTGCGCTCTTTGGAGTCAGCAGACTCATGCTTAATGGATTAGCTTTTCCTGTAGCAGGGGCACTGAGTAAGAGAGCTAATCTTAAGATTGCCAGGGATAACCTGGATAATATGATAGAGAGGATGAGGAATGGGGAGGAAGTGGTTGTTGGAGAACAGGAGGCGGCAGCTCTAGGTTCCCTCCTCACTGAGGAAGAATATATTGTATCCTCTCTCAAGGCTCAAAGCTTGATTGAGAAGAACAAGGCTAGGGAGAGTCTAGTTCAAGCTATCATAGATTCCAGTGGAGCTAAGGATAATTCAGGTATTGTCAGGAATCTTCCTCTCACCTTTACTGAAGTCTCTAAGCTAGTAGGAGATTATAGGGCTGAGTTTCCAAAACTTAAGTTCGATGTGGTTGCTGGAGACTCAGGCTACCATGTTGTTTTCGGAACTAGGGGATTGTCCAACTTCCAGAAGAGCCAGCTTAAGAAAACTGGAAGATTCACAGGTTTGATGGTTGAGAAGGGTGGTAGTAAGTATGTGTATGTATCTGAGGCCGGGACTCCTAAGGGAGATAATGTGCCTTGGATTAATGTTGTCACTATGAGTGAGAAAGTTACTAAGATTAAGGATGAGGGAGTCACTGATCTCTTCACATACAGAGAGACATTCGAGCCAGATAACATCCTCAATGATTTATTCGATGACTTCTTCACTACCATTGAGAGAGAGAAGAGTCAGTTCCTTACGGAAGGGACTAGGACTGAAGCAGATATCATTAAGGGGATTAGAGAGGGAACTATAGAACTATCTCCTGATGCTAGAAGAGCATTTAATGTAGATGGAGCTATCATCAATCCAGAAGAGATTGGCCTCAGGACTAGTGGACCAGAGTCCGTCACTGGGATTACGTTCTCCAAAGAGGGAAGAGTTGGTAGACTCCAGAGGGTTGAGGATGGTGGATCATGGAGCTTTGTAGAATTCCCTAAGAATCCTAGTGATCCCCCTAATAGAATCGTAACGATAGGTGAGGACCTGACCAAAGCTGTAGATAAGATGGAGAAGGGTGGATGGAAGGGAGAAGAGATTAGATATGTAACTCCCCGAGGAGAGGAAGTTGCTCAGGATATTATGAGAGAGGGTACCTTAGCTGGTGGCCTAATGAAGGACTCCTTCTCTTATGTTACTCTAGATGATCTAATGGAAGGCTGGGCTAAGGTCAGGGGAATCCCCAATGACACTCCTGACTGGCCAGCCATGAAGGGATACTTTACGCAGGAGACTAGGAAGAGACTGTGGAAGTCAGTACCTGAAGCAGATAGAAAGATATTCACTGAGATTCAAGATGAAGCTATTAGGCTTGCCAATGAGGGAGAGATTCCTATTAAGGCTCAGGCTCATAATAAGGGACTCCAGTGGATAGAGGGGGAGGATGGAAAGATCACTCTCAGAGATATTAGGACTGGAGCTACAGTTACATTTCAGAATGAAGTATCTGCTAAGGATGCTCTCAAGCATATCCATAGACCAGATAAGGATATGGTGGATACCTTAGTGCCCTTTGATACTCCTGGGATGAGTGGAATGACAGGGGGATGGGAGGCTCCAGGAGCCATGCTCTTCTTTGATGAGAAGTTTGATCCCAAGATTTTCCTTGATGATCTTAACTCCCCCACTCTGATGAAGGTAAGAAACGTTAGGGATCTCTTCCTATTCATTGAGAGAAAGACTGGGTTCGGTCTATTCACTGAGGTATTTGATAAGATCGACTTAGGCATATCTAGTATGAGGAGGAATCTGGAACCTCTAGCTATTAAGGTAGATCAAGCCTTCAAGGGACTCAGTCGGAAAGGAAGAGGATCTAGAACTGAGTTGGTAAATTGGTGGACAGAGATTGAGGGATCAAATCTTTCTATGAAGGAGGCTATAAAGTATCTCAAGGAAAGAGGAGCTACCACTAAGCAACAGGTTGCATATAGGAAAGCCAGAGAGATCTGGGACTATATGTTCAAACTATCTGGCATTGAGCAAGGAAGATACATCCATCACTACTACTCTCGTATCAGGCCTTGGGTTGAAGAGCATGGCGTGGCCCCAGATCTTGAGATAATCTATGGTGGCAAAGATAAGATTCCCCCAGAGTTCAGGTTTTGGGCAGAGCAGACTAGGACAGGCGAGCTTGCAATGATTGAGACAGATCCTCTAGCAGTTATGCAGAGGTATGCTCGATCTCTCATGTTTAAGCTAGAGGTAGAACCTCATTACGCTAGGGCTCTTAAGCTCCTCGATGACAAGACAGCTCCTAGGATCAGGGACTTTCCTAAGGATCTTAGGGATGAGATACTAGCCTCCTCTCCTAGAGCACATCCAGATGATCCTATCCTCCCTCCATCAGTTAGGGATATCCTCAAGGAATATCTAGCAATCATCAGGGGGACACCAGAAGCTAGTGTTGAAGGACTCAGGAAATTCACAAAGAAGTTCTTTAACTCTATGGGGATAGATGCAAATCCTAGAACTCTAGAGACCTTCATCGACATCCATATATCTAATATGTATGGAGCGGCTATGGGATTAAGAGCTTCCCTTACCGCTCGTAATGCAACACAGACAATATGGACTCTCTACACTCGGCTCGGAGGCAGATGGGGAGGACCAGCTCTCGAGAGATCTATGACACATGAGGGATATGCCGAGCCGTTAGCCGCTGGAGCTATCAGGAGTCAGACAGCTGGTCTACCTTATGGCGATGTCCTCAATGATATCCAGCTTGAGGAAGGTATGGTACATGGTAGGAATGCGGCAAGTAAGGCATTGGCATCTGTTCTTCGATTAGGGATGAGAGTAGGCTATGGTCTCAATAGAGCCTCGAGGAAGATGCTCATACCTTATTCTTCAACTGATGACTTGAATAGGGCTTGGGCATACTGGTGGCAGAAACTCCATGCGCAGGAATTCTTGGAGAAGTATGAGAAGGGGAAGATACCTTGGGATAAGGTTATAGAAGATGGTCTCCCATTCTTCCCTAAGCCTATACACGATAAGTTCCAGAAACTCTATAGAGAGAATGGAGCTGAGACTGCACTTCGTTGGATAGGAAAGATGGGAGCAGATGAAGCTCACTGGATCTATGGTATTGGGGCACAGCCAGCCCTAATGCAGAAGCCAGTTGGCAGGTATGTTGGAATGTTTGGCACATGGCCTCTGTGGGCATCCGAGCTATACTTTCAGAGGACCAAGCACGCCACTTTTAAGCAACAAGCGGCTCTCTTTGTGAGGACAGCAGCTCTTATTGGGGCTTATGGGAATATGATAGCCCAAACAGGCTATGATCTCTGGAAGTGGATAGCCCCAGCATCTGTCATGACTTGGTCTGGTGGACCTATCGTAGATGTAGCGATAGCCGCCAAAGATCTAATTGAGGCAGAGAATACTCTAGAAGCTAAAGGTAGAGCACTCAAGCACTTAGCTAGGAATTCTTTCTCTCTTGGCTATCCTGGCCAGTACTTCATCAGAGATCTAGGATACTCTCTGGATTCTAGAGATCCTGTTGAGGGGGCTATCAAGATGATCCTTGGTAGAAATGTAGATGATAAGAACATAGCATTCGATATGCTCTATCGTCCTACTAATCTACAAAATCTTCAGATGTTCAACAGGAATCCAGTATATGTTCCACCAGCTAAGATATCACTGGGCGGTACCAGATAGTACCTCCCTCATCCTTACGAACGATTGAGCCCATCTGGACTAACATAAGGAGCATCTTACCTAGATCTTGTATATCTCCCATTGCATAGAATTCTTTATGCACCTGGACAGCAGTCATTCCTCCTTCTTTCCTTATCCGAAGGAGGATTCTCTCCAAGTTGTTAGCGTGCTCATACTTACCAACAGCAGAGAAAGTCTTGCCCATGTCTCTCTCCACAATCTGAAGGATGTCCCATGCAGTCTCGAGATCCACTTTCCTTAGGATAAGATCATCACTCTCACTGATAGAGAGGAGCATGGCCACTTTCAGGATATGTATCTTCTTCCGATTATGGAATCCTTCAAGCCTGTAATCATCTGGGATCTTTCCTGCTAGATCCTCATACATTACGGAGTAAGTTTCTTTAGCTCCTTCCCCCCATGTGAAGTCTCCTTCGATCCTAGAGATATGGTCAAGATCGTTGATGAGGTCTCGCACGAGGTTATCTGAAGGCTCTCCAGGGAAAGGTTTGAGATATCTTGGCTTTTCTCCGTAAACGAAAATAACTCTTGCAGTAAATCCGTGACCCAAGACATCCGATGGAAGTCCTTCCGCAATCCAGCTAGGGGTAGTGCCAGCGAGGATATTGAGCACTGGATTCTCAATAGTATCTCGACCTGATGTTTTCGTTGAGTGTCTCCACTTGTAGTCGCCATCATAGATATCCGTTAAGAACTGAATCATCTTTATACCACTCGGCTCGATTAAAGAACTTAACTCAGTCGAGTGGAGGGTAATCGCGCTCTGTCTTCTATTATGCCCAGCCTTAGACATCACCCTTATTAATTCTTCCCGGGTGACTGAGTCCGGGCCAAATAGAATATCATTCACCCCGAGGAGAAGTTTACGTCCGAGGCGGATCGTCGTACTCTTGGCTACCTTACCAGGTGGACCAACAAGTATGACAAACATATTGGGAAAGAGAACGTATATCCCCTGATTGATCCACACATTTCTGCGGACGGCAGAGGCTAATACACTTAGTCCTGTCCAAAGATGGAACTGCTCAGGTGACTCGCTCTCCTTCGTATACTCGTTATATGCAAGCAGCCAATTACTTAGAGTCCTGTCCGTTGAGACTTCTCCATCCGATTGAGAGACACTTTCTCCAGATGGTTGCTTGCCTGAGCCCAGTTTGACCACAGAAGTCCCTTATCTCTTCACTAAGTTCTCTAGGGATACGAATGGTATGAGCCACCATGGCTTCCACGTTATACTGCTCTCTCCTTAACTGCTTAATAGTTTCGTTGTCCATGTTGTTTAACCGTGAAACGTCTTCATGTTCTTCCAGTCCATACCTACCTTGATCTCAATAGGGATCTCAAGAACTTGAGTATCGACTGGCATTTCTCTCACAGCGGCTTCCTGTATAATTTCTACCGTCGCATCGAGATCCTCCTCTCTTACTTGTAGTAGACATCCATCGTGCATATGGGCTAGGATATGGGCTTCCTCGCCATAGCCAGTTGCCTTATCAACATCAGCAATCGCTAGGGTAGTGAGATCACTCACTGAACTTTGAGGCTCGAAAGCAATACAATCTCTATGTTCATGGGTGAATCTGTATATACGTCCGAGGATATTCCTCCGCCTACCCCAAGCGTTCTCCATATACCCATTGGAGAGGGCAGAGTTATATACTATATCCCACCATGCTGGTAGTCCAGGATGTAGGTCTATGTAGGCTTGGTGAAGCTCTTTGGCCTCAGCCGCATTGATGCCAACTCCAGTATCCAAGTAGTTCTCATTAACTGTTCTCTTAAGGCCTAGCCATGATAGATAGTAATTCATAGCGTGGCGGCAGGTCTTGGCTAGGTATCTCTCCTCAACACTATCCTTCCCCTTCTCTAGAATCATTTCCATCAGCTCTTCATATGAGTAGCCGAATGGAAGCATCGAGGCTAGCTTTGTATGAATGTCAATACCTTCTGCCATATCATCGAGAAGATCCCAGTCCCTCGTCTTGACTGCAACGTATCGAGCCTCGGCTTGTTCGTAGTCCCATCCAACAAAGACATATCCTGGGTCTGGGATACAGATTTCTCTGGCATCATTAGGTACAGTTTGAAGCGGTAGACCTGGCCACCAGGGCTTATTAGCGGAGAACCTGCCGTTTCGAGTTCCATTAAGTCGCCAGTTAGTTCTAATACGTCCATCCCTATCAACGACTTTTTCTTTGGTGAGGTATCGGGATACAATATTACGGTTCTCCCTTGCCCGTATGATCTTCGTGAGGACAGTTTTCGCATCGCCTTCCTTTTCCGAAGCGGCTATGTCCATCAGATAGTCCTTGGCCGTAGTTCGCTTCTTGTATCTTTTCCCAAATCCAAGGAGATCGAACACAATCTCTGCTGTCTGTTGGGAGGAACGGGGGTTAAAGGAGCGACCTACAATATCTTCAATCTCACTTTCAATCTCATCTGCTTTAACTGTATGCTTTATATATAGTTCTTCGAGCTTATCTGTATCACACCTTATCCCCATCTTCGATGAGCGTATGAAGGTATCCATCACGCTCATCGTTATATCATATCCTCGTCGGCCACCAGCGATATTGAATTCAGTTGCCTCTATCTCCCCCATCACTTCGTAAGTAACAGCGGCATCCTTACCGGCATACTCCTGACCACGCTCATCTTGTCCTACGAACTCAAGCTCTTCCTTATAGTATGGTTCTCTCGTGAGGACAGATGACATATGGTTAAGCTTGTTGGACTTCAGGTCTCCCCAACAAGCCCACCATGCTATCATCGTATCATGTTTGATATTAGATACCTTGATCCCAATACGATCGAAAGCAACTGTATCGAACAGAGCGTTCTGCATTACCTTTGGTACATCAGAGGATAGAATCTCCTTGTATGCACGGTAGGCTTGCATTGAGTTGGGAGGTATTACTACCGCAAAATCAGGAGAATCGCTGAAACTAATATAAGCCAGAGAATTAGGATTATACCACTCAGAGTCAACAGAGAGCAGATCAGCCTTCTTATATCGTATGATGGCATCTTCTATCTCCTCCGGAGTTGGGTCAGTTACTATTGTTCTTTGAGGGAGGATTATCTCAGGACTCTTACTCTCCTCCTTGACTCGCTTCCAATCCCATTCGAGGAAAGGAATCAGGTGATATTGGCGAGAGTGGAGGATGTAAGCTGGGTGGATGATAGGGATTACCTTCAATCCTTTCACCAGGGTAGACTCAAGGATTGAGCCTCGCCAGTTAAGGATTCCCCAATTCTGGGTGAGCGCCCAGAGAGCATAGTTCCCCAGGGCAACGACTACGTTGGGTTGAACTTCTTTAATCTCCTCAAGGACTTCAAGGATTCCTTCCATGTATTCAGAGGAAGGAGTGTTATCTTTAAGGAAGAAGAACTTATGTTTATCCTCACCACCAGGAGGGTAGTACTTGTATGTGTTAGAGATATAGATATCCCCTCGATCGAGACCGACAGCAGAGAGGAGTTTATCCAGTTCTTTCCCAGAAGTTCCAACGAAAGGAGTGCGGGCCCAGACCTCTTCCTTCCCAGGACTCTCACCTAGAACAAAGATGTCCGCGTCCTCCGGCCCGATGGCAGGGACTCGGATGTCACCCAGCATCAGTTGACTACCTTCGCTACAGGTATCTCTTTCTCTCTTACGAACATCACGAGGTAGAGGTGGATAATCCCATGCCTGGTCTTGTCCCCCTTCGCTGTGAGAACCTGGCCAGGAGCATTAGAGACCTCTATATTACCTGACCAGATTAGATGAGAGAGATTAAACCCATCAGTTTCATTCTCCTTTATACACATAGCCAGCTCATGAGGACCTTTGACGATGAAGAACTTCCTCTCAATCTGTACTGTTTTCTCTCTCATTATCAGTCTCTCTCCTTACTACGACTAGAAGTTCATATCCTAAGCAGACCATCATGGCTGCTCCGTCATTCATCTTCTTAATATTATCACAGTCTAAGTCATTAAGGTAGACTGTTACCTTATTCTTTATCGTCCCTTTTGGATGGTCCAGTTTAACTTGCATAAACATGCTCACTTAGGATAAGATTACCAAGCTCCGCTCTTTCTTTATCAAGCTCGTATCCCACATACTCACACTGAAGATCAAGTGCCCCCAAGCCTGTTGATCCAACACCTGCAAAGGGATCGAGGATTCTTCCACCACCAAGGGAGATCATAGAGATTACTTCCTTACAGAGATCCCTTGGCATCTGCATAGCGAAGTCTCTCTCACTCGGATTCAGGGTGTCATAGATAAATATGTCCTGCTTTCCTTGTTTGAGAAGAACAGCGTCTCCCTTCGAAGCAAAGACCATAGCCTCATAGGAGACAATCATGCCTTTCCTTGGATCGCCTATTATCCCTTGTGTCTTGTTGGGCTTCACCCAGATAGGAGGAACGAGGGTTACATAAGAGAACCCTACATCCTCGAGCCAGAAGGCTAGGCCCATTGAGTCATATAGAAGCTTCTGATCAATCGAGGTCCTTCCTTCTAGCTTCTTATACAACTCTCTTTGCATATTGTTGTATGTTATCTTCCTCACATCGAACCAGGCTACCAGCCAACTGTCATCCTTGAGGACTCTATAAGCTTCTCGAATAACGTCTTGAACCAGTCCATTAATGTACCCCTCTTCATCCTCATATACTTTCTTTCCTCCCTTCAATTCAAAGTCTACACCGAATGGGAAGTTAGTGACGACAGCATCGAAGCTCTCATCTTCCTCTTCCTTGATAAGATCTCTGGCATCCCCAGCCTTGATAATAGCAGGGATGGAAGGGGCCTTACCTTTCTTCTTCCTTTCTATCTCCTTCTTCCGCTTCGATATCTTCTTATCAGTATCCCTTTTACTGAGAGCACCACGGAGAGTCTTCTCTTGTTTCAGGGATGGATCTTCTTTCATTGCCTTCGAGAGATCCACGCTTTTCGATACAGTCGCCTTGCTCTTTCCTACCATTGCCGCAGTCTTTGCCATGCTCCATTCTGGATCCTCCTCCTGTTTGAGGTCATGGATCTCAGCGATGGCGGCAGCCTCTTCATACCACTCAAGCTGTTTCCGTCTGATGTTCTCCTCGAGTTCTATTTCCTTCTGTTCGATAACAGATAGCTCCTCTTTGAACTTGGCATCAATGTTCTTCCAACCAAGTTTGAGGGCTCCCATTATCCGAGTGAAGCCAGCGACAAGTTCGATCTCTCCATCTTCATTCCTGTTAACTACGATGGTGGAGAGCTGGCCGAACTTCTTGAGAGACTCAGCCATTGTATTAATGTCTTCGTCTGTCAACTCTTTCCTCTGTCGAGGCTTAATCTTTATGTCCTTGATACTTACATTAGGCATCCTCTTCACTCATCCTCTCATCAGGATTGGCGAGGGGATCGTCTCAACTATCACCATACGCAAGGCAGGGGGTCAGTCCTTGGTGGTTGAGGAGATCCTCCCCGCCGTTATCGGATAACTGCTTCTATCTCCCTCTCCTCAATCAAATAGTGGAGGACCTCTCGACCCTCATCATCCTCGAGGGAGAACATCCTCGTGTTAACATACCTTAGCTTCTGAACTGAGCTTACTTGGAGATTGGCAGGGCCAAAGGCGATTACATCACTCGCCAGGAATTTGTAGGCTACATCTGTTTGTATATCGAGGAGCTGAATCCACCTATCATTCTCAGTGGGACTCTTCTCATACTCCTTCATTTGATCATGGAAGATAGGTTCAACCTCGATATCAACGAAGATCTCCACATCCTCAAGCCCATCCCTAAGGATGACGGAGAAGAAATCGGCATAGGTATTCGGTGCGTCGAACATCTCGGTTGAGAAGACAGCGATATCTCCTTCCCTAATATCCTCCCGTACATCTGGACCTATATTAACTACTCTCCCAATAAACGGATATCGTTCTTGCGCCTCAGGGGGGATAGCTAGTCCTCCAGGTGTCTCCTCTATGAAGAGGGCCTCAGCGAGGACGAGGCGTTTGGATGGTTTCAATCTGTCCCTTCTTAACATTGGTTCTCCAAGATGAGAGTCGAGGGTCTTGTATCTATCCTTTCCCTCAACAAGTCGGGCGTCGCGATCTTCGGATAGACCCGAGAGTGATTACTTCTTCTTGCCCTTCTTGGCAGGGGCCTCAGAAGGAACGACCCGCTTGATCTGGGAACGCATATCCCCAGAACCCTCGGGGTACTCCTCCTGCTTGAGGATGATACCGCACTCCTCACCAATCAGATCATCGGTATCAATATCGAGTGCATCCAGATCATCGACATCGAAGTCACTACCAGTGACTGTATTGATGAAGGCGATGGTGATACCAGCTCCCTTCCCTTCGAGGGGCAGGTTGTTGTAAAACTTCCGACCCTCGAACTCACCCTCAGAGATCTCGAGGATCGCTGGGATGTACTTAGACTTCGGACCCTGAGTCACATCCCCGAAGCCCTGGATACGAGCAGGGTATGTTCCATCAGGGATCGGCTTAAGGCTCTCAGCCTCGGTCAGGTTCAGCGTTAGTGAAGGCATTTCTTACTCCTAGAATTCGCCAGTGTCTTCGCCCGTGAGTAGCTTCTTGAACCACTCAGGGATTCTCTCCACGTTGTCAACAGCCCAGTCGATATAAGTTGGATCTTCCTTCTTGACCTGTTCCCAGGTCTTACCTCTATACTTACCGAAACGTATAATGGATTTCCAACCCAGCTCCCAATCACTAGGGTAGGAAGGCTTATCTTTCTTGACCTTCTTCTCCCCTCTGATTGCATCGACTAGGAATTCGAGGAAGTCATCGTCAATCTCAAGAGCAGTTTCCTCTCCATCAATAGCGATGAGCCTTCCGATCTGCATAACGGTCTCCTCCTTTGGTTAGAGTAACTATCTCAATCTGCTTTAGATTGTCACTGTCTCCTCCAGTTCTTCCTCTATGAGCGCGGCTCTCTCTTTCGCCGAATGAGCGGCCACCCATAGGGATTCAACAGGGATCTTGTAGAAGTCGGCGATCTTCTTCTTTATTGCCTCGAAGTCCGCTGGCTCGTCAGGATCAAGGCAACCAATGCGAGACCTGAGGCGGCGAAGAGGATCTGGTTGCGTCTGGAAAACACCCTGAGCTTGGTGTTTAGTTCCTTTAATCTTCGCATACCAGACCTCATCAAAGTCCTTGGGCAGATCTTGCCTGAGTTGCCCGATGACTTTGGGCTGAATGGAAAGTACGTTTCCATCTGAGTCTGTATCCATGTACTCGTGAGCGATTAGAACGAGGTTCTTCCCTGCGTTCCGACAGTAGGTTATGAACTTCATGAATAGAGTTGAGGCGGCCCCCCAGTCCTGGATCTTCATAGGTCTAAGACCACCCTTAACCATGTTGCCCCAGGACTTAGAAATCCCTATCCTATTTGCCTCTCTTAATCCATGAATGATGGAGGCCTCAGTTAGAGCAGAGAGTGAGTCGATGATGAGGGTATCCCATTCCTTCTCATAGGGTCTATCCCACTCATCAGCAGGAGTCTCCTCTTCCTCTAGCCACTCGTCTACCTGATCCATGGCTTCCTGGAGGACATTGTTCTTCTTATCATCAAGGTCGTGAGGAGGAAGGATCGTAGCGTAGACGATTTCCTCAAGTTTCTTATCCAGATTCCCTGAGAGAATAGCCCACTCGACCGATTGCATACCATTATCGAGGTCGATTGTCCGAGTGCGTGGCATACCGTGAGCGTTCACAGTCTTCCACGTTCCTGGCGGGCCATATAGGAGGAGCTGTAATCTTCTTCCAGATCCAATAGCAGACAGGCCACTCTCTGCAAGAGTGGTTGTCTTCCCTACGGCCCGAGGTTTCTTTTTGAGAGTTGCCTTTTTCAATCTTCGTCTCCTTCTGGATTCCTAGGATCCCAACGCTTCACTTGATAATCGTTGGAGAGGATGCGGAGTCTCGTGTCACCCCTTGGTGCTATGTTGTGTACGCCTAGGAACATACAAGGACCATAGCGAGTGCACTCATTCCAATTCAAGCTCCAAGCACTTGGATTATACAAGTGATTGTCGAGTAGTCTTTCCATATCTCCGACAATATTAGAGACATTCTTGACCCACTCAGCCTTGCGGAACTCATCGTATCGGAAGGTGCGACGGAAGAAGTCGAAACTAGCGGAGACCATATACATAACGTCTACCGTTATATCTTCGACTTCCTCTCCAGGAACAAGAAGATTCCCTGCCCAAACGTAGCCAGGGAATTGGAAGCCCATTTCATGTGAGGTGAAGTAATACTCACCCATTGCTGAGGAGGTCTTGAAGTCCCAGATTCTCAGCTTCCCATTCCTCTTCCTCCTCCTGATCTGATCCATCCTACCTGCCCACCTGAGATCATCCTCCTCTGAGTATACGTCAAAGAACTGTTCATTCCTGAGGATATCAAACTCATCATCATTCTCTTGCCACTTCTCAGTGAAAGCGAAGAAGGCCTCTGCCATCCTATCCTTGCTCCTCTTCTTCTTATCCGTTGAGGGCTGGATATAGTTGGGGTACTTCTCCTCCATCGCTATAAGACCGTCCTTAACTGAGCGACCATTGGCATAGTAAGCATCCATCACCTCATGCCAACAGGTACCCCAATCAAACTTAGCACTCTCCACATTGTCTCGGACAGATCGGACAAGGCCTAGGACATAGCGGAGATAGAACTTGCTCCGACAGTCTACGAATGTTCTGAGCATGGATGAGTCGATGACCTCAGGCCTTCGTGGTACGAGGCCATACTTCTCCAAGATGTCTCTCATGCTGACTCATCCGGCTGTTCTGGGGGAGGGAGAGGCTCCCAGAGCCTTGCATCACTGATCTCCAGATCATTATCATGGAAGCATCTACCATCCTTCAGGTAGACCATAGCTCCTCTTCCATATCCATCATCAGAGATGATAGCAGATACATCATCCATCTCGAGGATAGAGCTACGAAACTTGACTTTCATCTGTCTCCCCTTTCAATCTAATTGTTCTGAGTAATGTCAGCGACTGCTTCAATAGCCGCCCTTCTCGCATATTCTGAGGGTGCTGGTATCCTCCCTTCTTCTATCATAGTACGAAGGTGCTCAAAGCAGGACTCAACAAATATCTGAATGAATCCGTAGGGAAATTCCTCCTTAATCCATGAGTGTAGATCTGAGTCTACTCGAGCATGGAGCATAGTCTTGCTCATCAACTCTCCAATATCTTCTGCATCATGTTTCTAGTAGCATCCTCTCTCAGAGTGGACTTCCGGTATGCTCTACTCTTAGCATCCCACTGAAGGACATTACACTCTTTATGGAAGAGGAGCCATATCCAGATAGCAAGGACGTTGACCATAGGAGTACCAGATACTAGGACATAATCTTCCTTCCTAGCATACTTGATAACACCCTTTGCTATATGTTTGGCTAGGCGATCTACATGGTGAGGATTGATCTCGTTCTCGGTGAGATAAGAGAACTTGATATTGCTATCGAACAGGTCCCTTGCCTTCTCATAGTCATGACCTGCCTCATTAACTATCCAGATGGTTGTTGGTCTTTTACTCATCTATCCCGCCCGGTTTAGGTCTAATGGGAATATAACAGAATATATCCCCGGTGTCAATAGAGAGGATTGCTGTTACCTTGTTTCACGGTGAAACTAGTAGGAGTATCCAAGCTCCTTAATCTCCTCATGGAAGTAATAGCTTATCCATTGTCTTGATCCTTCAGAGTGTATCGACCTATAATCTTTTCCCTTCCTTTTCCTCCCTCCAACATGAGCAAGAGAAACATCCGGCAACTCGAACAGAGAGAGAAGAGTGTTGAGATCATCCTCGAGATTCTCAAACCTAATGCAGAGAGTCTCGGGAACCTCTTTCCTGAAGTACCATAGTCGCTGAGGTACACAGTAGCTTCGTCTCCTTCTTATCTGTCTAAGAACCCATTGCTCCACCCATACATCAGTTAGGGAATTGTCTGTGTGATTGTTGGTCTTACTCATATACCAGGAGGCAAATGCATCCCAGTGGTTACGGACTACACAGAAGTAGCGGAGTCCTTCGAAGAGTTTATCATACTTGATAGGCCCATAGTGATGACCTCTTAGATTACGGAAACCAATCTCCTTAAGTGCATCACTCACTGATCGTGAGGCAGTATGAGGATGAGCGAGATAAGCTAGGTTTACTCCTCGGTGGACGTACATTCTATTTTCTCCACTACTTCATACCCGAGGCTTCTGATCTCCTCACCGTATATCCTAGCCATATAGTTCAACCCATTCTGTTTGAAGCAAGCGAGGGGTTCATCCCTTCTCTTATAAGGGTGACGACCTTTGTGGGGGAAGCGAGGTATGTCTTCCTTCTTATATCCATAAGATAGGAGAACATCTCTCATTTCTTCTTCTAGATTCTCTAGCTTTACTATAGAGTCGAGACAGCCTGGGAGAGGATCATAGAGGAAGCGGAAGATTCTGCCGATAGCTGAGTACGGATACCATTGTGGACTCTTACTGAAGATCTCCATGATACAGCGACCATCTATCCCGTCCCAATAGGCTTCCTGTAGTCTCTTCCCTGACCACCAGGTTACCACAAGATCGTAAGGATTCCTTACTGTACAGAACCAAGAGAACTCATCCTTCTCCTTAAGCGAGAGACAGTTCCACTTTGAAATCCAAGGCCCCATTAGGTTGGAGCATAAGTTATTAGGCCCATCATGGTGTCCGCCTACTGGCTTGAAGCCTAGATTTTCTGTGAGGATAGAGGAGACTGTCTGTGTACCTGTCTTAGGATGAGCGAGGAAGCCCACCTTTCTTTGGAAGTCAATGTACATTACTTATTCCTTACCTTCCTGATGATGGGCCAAGCTACCCAATGGAAGATGAGCCAGCATAGGACAAGTACGATCCCTGTGCCAAAGGTCTCTGGGTTACCCCAACTCTGATCGATAACTACTTGAGATAGAGGATCAAGGTAGTTCTTTCCTATAATCTTCTCATCAAGGAGAGAAAAGAACTCAGCAGATAGCACGGCGACAAAAGCACCGAACCAGAACTTACGACTAAAGAGAGAAGGTTTCATCCTTTACCTCCCAGGATGGCGCGAGCCTTGTTTTGTACCGACTGTGTGACCTTCCAGATGTTTGGTGATGCGGTCTTTCCGGTAGACCATAGTCCCAGCACCCCAAGCAGTTCGGCAATCAGATCCTCCATCGCCTCCCGCTCCCGGCTCGGTGGGGTGAGGATAGTAACCTGAATCCATTCCTCTGTATCGTCTGGTTCGAGAGTCATCCCCACGATCCAGTTAGGGTGCGCCATCAGGGTGTTCAGCCAATGTGAGGGCACCCATACCTCCATCCCCACCGGTTCCCCCTCGGGCTGGAGGAGGGTGTCAGCGATCCGTCTCATCCTGGCCGCGTTCACACACTCATAACCCACCTGTTCATCTATACCATCGGCCCAATTGCGAAGAAATTCAGCGTCTTCCACCCGCTCTCTCTCACTCATCGCTCTCGCGCTCCACGATACGGTCCATCACTACATGGACGGTCTCGTTCAAAAGGTATTCCTCCCCGGCGACCACGATAACCGACCCCGCCTTCCTTGGGTCCGCTTCTACTACCGCATCTACCTTGCTGATGGGGAAGTAGATGGCTCTGGTGGTGCCTTCTATCGACAGTTGCACCCACCCCTTTCTACTCATCGCTCTCCTCCAGGGCTTGGATGGCGATCAATTGGGATTGAACTGACCAGAACAGTTCCAACGCCTCCCGCAGCTTCGCGTTCTCCTCCCGCAGCCAGTCGATCTCGGCTAGGAGGGTGGCGATGTCTGAGTCCCATGACCGCCGCTCCCGAATCTCTTCGATGTCACTCATCCTGTACCTCCAGGATCTGTTGCAGGGCGGCGGCGATTTGGTACAATTCCTTTGCCCCCTGGGGGAACTTGCTGGCCCGGATAGAATCGGCTCTTCTTCTTAGTGCCTTCACCATCCAAGGCTCAATCGGCCCGACGCCTTCGTCTGTGAAGGGGAGAATGGCGACCTTGGTTCGACCGATTATGTCATCCGGGTTCGCCCTCCAGGGGAGATAGCCATTCAGGGACACTCGCCCAGACACAGGATTGCCGAAGTCCATCGCCACTACGGCCCCCTTCATTACCTTCGGCTCACTCATCTCGCCCTCCAAAGAAGTAATTGCGTCAGTACCGGCGTCGCCAAATCCATCCAGCCATCGGTAGGCCAGCGGTCGGGAGGATTCCCCCGGTGGTCCGCATACCGCTCCCGGTAGTACCACATCGGGAGGAGCCCCCAGCCGGCCCAGGGGTCCACATGGAAGGCTCCCCACTGTATGGCACCATGGACGGTCCAGGTCAGCGGATGCCAGATGTACTTCGGGAGCCAACGGGGGCGATTCATCTCTCCTCACTTTTCCTCCGGAAGTGGGAGATCCGCGAGATCAATGACGGCTCTGCTTAGTTCATCCTCGAAGACCGCACCGACTTCGTGTTCCTCGTCTATGATCTCATAGAGTTTATCGAAGGCTGTTCGTGCCAGGAAATCATACAGGTTGTAGACATCTCCTCTCTTCCTAGCTTCTTCCTTCAGTGCCTCGGAGATCTTATCCATCATCTCTCGATCTTTCATCGTTGACCTCCTCTCCTCTTCCACTCCTCATCACAGTAGACACACCTATCGTTGTTCCGAAAGACCTCATCCAGATCACACACCTCCCCACAGTGATAGCACTCATCGAACTGCGGCTCACAGTCCTCCCAGGCCCACCGCTCTTGAGTAGTCTTACCTCCATGAGGATTGGCATCGAGGTATAGTTTATCTGTCATTTTCAGTCTCCTTATCACATACGTAGGTGAGTATTAACTTATCATCACTCGGCGTAGTGTAGGTGCCTACTGTCTTACAGTTGATAGGGATAGGGTAAGACCTTCCCTTCAAGGATATCATTCCTAGCGCTACTTATCATAGCTATGATGATCGCAGTGAAGATCATCGAGAATATGATGATGTCACCGTTCTTCTCCATCTTCATCCTCCTTAAGGATGCCCGAGTACTGCTCCCTGAGCCTCTTCCACCTATAGATCATAACATCACAGATCTCGAGCCACTCAACAGGAGTGAACTCTGGGTTATCGAAGTCTATATCTTGAGTCTTCTCGATGGCTATGGTATCGGGAAGATCTCCATCATATCCATACCCTGTGTTGAGATCAGCATTGATAGAGATGTGTCCTCCATAGGCATAGAATGCTCGACCTGTATCCAGAAGATGATAGTACCTTCCAAATCCAGAAGGACGAAACTCGTTGGGGTCTCCAGCATCATTGAGGGCCTTCATCATATCATCCATCTTCATACTCCTCTTCATCGAAAAGGTAGGATGGGAGAGCACTCAGATAAATAGGGAACTCCTCTCCTGGATGACAGGAGCAGGTCAGATATTTCCCCGTGAAACAAGGGTCCTTATGCTCTCTCATGAATTGAGCTAGATAATAATGACCTCGCTTGATTGAGAAGGATATGATACCCTCTTCATAATCAAGGAGGGGAGCTATGATATCTCTTGGGTCTATGGGTGGAGTGAAGCGATAGAGATCAGAGAGTACCTGCTTAGGATCAAGACCTATATTAGATGATCGGGCGAGGTACTCAAAGATAGAGGGAGAGACCTTGAATGTTACCTTCTCGAATCCTCCATAGACCCTCCTCTCCTGGAGGGAAGGATAGGTCTCTACCCTTCCCGTACCAGGGAGGAAGAATGAGAAAGGGCGGGATGAGTTTATTCGTCCCACTCTACCGTGACCCTGATGTTCGAGGGTACTCGACCTCGGAGGAGAGGGATCTTACCCAGATATACGGCCCGGAAGGGAGGATCTTTCTCCCCTGCCACTGAGTCATAGCGGATCGAGTACTTCTTCTCGCTGTTCAGTTTCATGTCTTGCTTGACCTCTGGCATCTTTCGATCTCCGTCTAATTGATGATTGAGTTGACTACACACATCATGGTTAAGATGAATAGAAGGGTGAGGATGAACCTAATAAGGTCTCTCATTGTAAGATTGCCTCACCTTAGAATGGTGGATGAGGAAGACTATAGTCCTCTCTCCTCTACCTGGGATGTTGTGAGAGAAGGGGACATAATCTATCGAGCCTGCATTCTCCGATAGTTGAAAGGTTCGATTGCACTCGGTACATGAGACTACCTGCCCGAGTGCATTGAACTCCTCAACTTGGAGATAGTGGTGCTTACACCTTGCCAATCTCACTCTTCCTTTCTATCTCTTACAGATCTTTCCTAGCTTAAATGAATCAAGGAAAGAATCAAAGTCCTCGACTGTGCAGAGACGTTGGAGTTCACAGATATGTGCCTTCGCCAGTTGTTTCTCCTTCTCAACGAGTCTAGCCTTCTCCTTCCTGGCTTGGTGAAGGAGTTGCCAATCGAGATTTATTATCCTATCGACTAGGACCTCGAGGCTTATCCCCTCCTTGATTAAGGAAAGGCCAATCTCTATAGCGGAGTCATTGACCTTTATCCCTATGTCCTCGCGAACGAGGCAGATCTCCTGCCTGACAGGCTGTCCGAGAGCCGCACTACGTTTCTTGATGTAGGCAGAGAGGACAGTTTCCATCTCTTCAATCTTCACCTTTCCACCTTCCTATTTCAGTCTCAGTTCTGGTTGAACACTTGACTCCAATCGAACTTATCTTCACCCTCCATCAGATCAAGCTGTGCTTCCTTCTCCTTTCTCTCCTCGAGCTGTGCCTTGAGTTCTTCATATACCGAGTCGAAGATTTCCTTCGTCCCTCTCGATATGTGATCCCACTCAATCCTCTTTGCCTCGGGGATAGGCAGTCGAATGATGTCAGCGAGCATCATGACCTTGTTGAGTGCATCCCTTATATTGTTCGAGGCATCAATACAGAAGGTATGAATGGCAACCTTCGAGTCGAGGGAGGCGAAGGTAGAGTCAGTGTACTCTCTGCACTTCTCTCCTAGTATTTCATCGAGTCCAACAAGGAAGCTGACCTGTTCCTCGAAAGCCTTCTGATAATCCATCTTCATTGTTCCTTCTCCTTTTGTGAAGAGAGGAAGGATGTACTCAGTTAGGGCATGAGGCAGGATAGAGGCCTCGGGTAGATCTGAGTACATCCTCCTCCTTCATGTTTCAGTCTCGTTCTTCCTTCGGGGGATCAAGGGCGACAGCGAGTTCGAGTGCTGTCTTGAAGTCTGGGCAGATCACTAGGCCAGAGTCTACTACCTCTGTCCTGTCTGCCTTGTCGAGGGAAAGGCGGATCGTGACCCGCTTATCCCTGCCTGATGGGTGTTTCACTTTTCTTCCTCTCCTTTATACATCGGGGTTAGTGGGAAGTTGTCAATCAGATACTTAATCCCATCATCTCCGAAGATAGTGTAACGAGGATACCTATCCCATGTGATGAGGATGAGTCCATCTACGTAGGAATCGGCTGGCCGGAGGAGGGCAACTTCAGTACCAAGATCATTGTAGATAGTGAGAAGATCGTAGACCTCGAGGTTATCCTCGAGGCCCATATCTTCTTGGTAAACTCCCCAATACTGAAGGAGTTCCTTGGTAGCTAGCTGAACCCAAGGAGGCCAGTCTCTTGGGTGGGTGTACTTGTTATGAGAATGTGGTTGATCAGGAGTCACTTGATGCTCCTAACTATTCCTCCCTCGACCTCAGCCTGGCCGTACCAGGTGTGGGCGGCAGGGTAGTGAGGGCCTTCGACGAACACTTTGCCGTCTTGTGGACATGGGAAGGGACCAGGTGAGAAGACTTTAACCTCTTCTCCCTGCGAGAGGGCCTCTTTCAGGGCCTTCTTCGTCTTGAAGTTTGGGCTTACATACATGATAGGTACCTCCTGTCTCGGTCTAAGGTGATCGGTCGGCTTGCCCTGAATCCAACCGATGATATAATATAACAGAATTAATGCCGAGAGTCAAGAGAGTGGGGGGATTGGCGCTTGGATATAAGAAAGGGGGATCAGATCCAGGAAAGGTGGAAAGTGGATCTGATCCCCCTCGTTTAACCGTGAAACAAGTTGGTTAAACGCTTCTCTTACCCTTCGATGGCGAAGCCAGCCGCCTTGAGGACTTCGAGCTGCTCGGCGGTGAACTTGCCCTTCTTCTGCATCTCCTTCGTGACAGGCTTGGCTCTCCTGCCGCCTCCACCACGACCAGACTTGTACTGGTAGGTGTCGACGTAGGATTGGACCGCATCCTCACCATCATCGAGATATCCCCGGGCTCCAGCCTGCAGGGAGACACGGAGGGCCTTGAGTGCGAGGGTGTTGATGTCCTCGTCTGGATTCGAGACGATCTCATTCCATCTCTCATCCTCGAGGTTCTCCGGCTCGTTGAACGTGACCTCTACTGAAGGTCCGCCTCGACGGGAGACAGTGAAGGTGGCTGCTTTCGACATCCTTTGCTCCTTTCAATCTGGTTGCGTGAGTGGGGCTGGTTGCCCCGATTGCATTTGATAATAACAGATGCTAACCCCATTGTCAAGAGTCTTGCTTCCTTAACAGGGCATTGAATCCTGTTGTTTCCTCCTCCTCTATACGCTCGAAGGCATAGGTTAGTTTCTCTCCTTCCTCTCGACGGGTAGAGAGGTGCATGATCCAACCGAGAGAGGAGACTTGTTCGGAGAAAAGGGTTTCATCGAAGGAGGAGGAGGGATAGAACTCAACGGGGACGAGGTTGCCCTTGTACTCGGAGAGGAAGACGAGTACCCATGCCTCTGTATTCCGAGGGAGGGATAGAGAAGCACTCGCTTTCCCTTTAGGTTGGATAGAGATGTGAGATCCTGTAGGGGAGGAGTGGATCTTCACATTTGATCGGATAGAAGAGTATCTCCCTTGCTCGATGTCCGAGTACATCTGAGCTGCTTTCAGAATCCTGTTAAGTGAGTAAGCGATGGATGATATCTCATCAGGTGTTGAGGGAATGATTGTATCCTTCCCTTGCTTGAGGTTAGAGAGGATATCGTCGAGGAGATCGAGGTTCTGGAGAACGAGTTGACGATTGAGTGAGTAGCCCATCTCTTATTCTCCTTCGAGGGAGGGAGTATGAGCTACGTCTGCATCTCCTTTCGATCCTCGTTCTTTATCGAGGTTGTCTGGGTCGACTCGTTCATCTGAGTCCTTGAGGAAGAGGGAGAAATCTCCGAGGCCTCGATCCCTGTCCTCGATGAAACAGGAGGGACAGAAGATTAGATCCTCTCCACTTGCTGAGACCTCAGAGGGCGAGGCGTATACATTCCTCGGATAGGTAGTAGGGGTGGTGAACTCCCTCATCCTTTCGGTGAGGGTGGAATCCCAACTCTTACCACAACGGGTACAGATGAGTGATGGGGGCATGAGCTTATTCCTCTGTTAGGGGACAACAATTGACAACATTAATTTAATGATAGGAGGGTGAGTTGTCAAGTGAGAGGACAATAACAAACAATAACATCATTAACTATTTTCCCTGAACGCGATTTGACAAAGCCTCTTCTTCCTTCCTCTTCTTCCTCTCTTCTCTTCTTCAAGAATTATATATAAGAAAAAAAAAAAAAAAAAAAAACAAGTATAGAAGCCTAACTGCTTGTCCCCAACTATGATTGTCAAATCGCGTTTCGAAGTTTTAGTTAATGATGATGTTGTTGGTTGTTGTTGAGGGGGATATATAGAAGGAGACCTATATTTGATTCCTCTTCTTATCAAAGGAGGGGAGGAGAACGAGACATAGAGAGACCTATATTTGATTCCCTTTTTTATTGAACAAGAGAGGAGGATGAGAAAAGAAAAGGCCTCCCCGAAGGAAGGCCTTCTCTCTTCTTTCTATTAGTGGTCGAGTCTATCGTTTACGACAGCCTTGCTCACCCTCCAGATGCTTGCCTCGAAGCCGGCACTTCTGAGCTGGTCCAGTTCAAACATCGCCCTTTCAATCTTCCTCTCTTCGATGTCATCCTTGCTGACCTTGAAGGACTTGACGACCAGGAACAAATTGAGGTCGTTAGGCGAGACAATTCTCACCTCGATGGACGTGTACTCAACGGGGTCCTGGATTTCCACGAATCTCATGGTTCTCTCCTTTACCAAGGTTGTCAAAAAGCGAGAATGTTGCCTGACAACTGGGTTCCGGGAAGTCATCCTACCTTACTTCGAGAGTTTGTAGTTGGTGCAAGTGGCACCGGTTGACTCGAGCTGGGCGATCTGCTGAGCCGTGAACTCGACTCCACCCAGGTCCATAATGGTGATTCCACCCTTGGCCCCGTACTTGTAGGCCTCGAGGTATGCCTTGGCCGCTTCTGCGGTCTTCTGCTCCCTCATGCCAGGGGCGACCTTCACCTTCCAGTCATGCCAAGCCAGCGCCGAAACGTCCGTCTTGGGGTCCATGACCATTTGAGTCCAGAGCTCATCCTCCACATCTTTCGGCTCAGGATGCGAGAACTCAGCACTCCACCCCCATTTTGGGGAAGTCACTGTGAACGTAGCCATGTTGTTCCACCTTTCCAGGTGGACGGCTTCCCGGAACCCAGATTGTCAAACAACACATTCGACCCCAACATGGTGCAAATAACGTGCCAACCAACATGGCCGGATTTCTTGGGGAATCCAACATGGGGAATGACATCTTGTCCCAACATGGGACACCACATATGGGACAAGTTGTCCATGCCATGTGGGACCGAACAGATACCGAAAGGCCTTGATTCAACCCCGGGGGGTCCCCCCAAGGCGACGCCACCACCAGAATAGCTCTCCGAGAATTTCTAGAATTTTGAAAAGTTATCCCTCTTGTTTAGAATAAGGATTATCCCGAAGATGTTTCACCGTTCAACAAGTTTATATTACTCTCTTCCTTATATTAGATTTCATTATCCAGAAAGGGACTATATAGGGAGACTCGTCCCTCGTTCTCGATGCTCTCCCCGATTCTCGATGAGGTTCGGGGTTGTATTCTGGCGAGAGTCGTTGTATAATATAGTGGAGGGTTGTATCCCTTTCCCCTTTCCAAAAGAAGAGAATGAGTCGAGATCTCTTACCCACGCTCTCTCCAGAGAAGAGCTATCAACCTGAGAAGTGGACATCTCTTCACAGATATATGGTTCTCCTTGAGATAGCTGGGAAGAAACCTAAAGAGATCGCAGAGATCGTAGATATGTCGATCTCTAGGGTTTCAGTTATCCTCGGTGACCGCCGAGCAGAGATCGAACGGCTCTCCCTTGCAGAAAAACTCTCCGATCAGATTACAGATATCCATACCAAGCTTCAACTCTATGCTCACGAGGCTCTCGAAACTGTTATTGATGAGATGAGAGCCCCGGAGAATAAGAGTGAACTTAGAGTGAAGGTAGGTTTCGGGATCCTCGATAGGGCAGGCTTTACCCCTGTTCAGAAGCAGGTAGTAGCTCATGCAGAGATTCCTGTAGAGATTGCTGAGAGAATGGAGATTGTCGCCTCAGAACTCAAGGAGAATAGGCCAGTTTATGAGAAGGTAAAGCCGAAGATTGACGAAGCTGAGTTCGAGGTTATGGAAGATGACTGATCTCGACCTTGGTATGCTCGTCGAGGAGGTCTTTGAGCCCTCAGAGATTGAGAATCTACCATCTCTAAAGGGTTTGAAGAAGGCTCACGGCGATCTTACTGAGTCTCTTAGGCAGGGAATCCGCTCTCAGGCCCTCAAAAGTACCTATTTCCTAGCAAAAGTAGTCCTTGGATACACGAAACTCAACATCCGAGTCCACCTTCCGATGTGTGAGTTCATAGATCAGACAGAAGCCTACACTCGTAGGATGGCTCTGATGCCTAGGACTCACTTCAAGACGACTATTTGGACCATAGCTCACTCAATTAAGCTCGTCTGTAACAATCCGAATATAAGAATCCTCATGATAGCGGACACTGGGACTAACGCCAGCCGCTTTATGCAGGAAATCCAGCAGCACTTCGAGTTCAATGAAGTATTTCGATGGGTTTTCCAGGAGATTATCCCAGATAACTTCACAAAAACGCGTTGGAGCCAATATGAGATGGTCGTTAAGAGGTCTCTCATTGCCCGTGAGCCGACGATCGACGCTATTGGCGCACTGGGAGGCTCAGAATCTAGGCACTACGATTGGATCAAGGCGGATGACCTCGTTACTGAGAAGTGTATTCGCTCGGATGTGGAGATGGATAAGGTAATCCATTGGTCAGGGGGCCTCGAGAGCCTTCTCATCAATCAAAAAGGGGATCATATTGACTTTGTGGGGTCAAGAAAGAAGAAGGGAGATCTGTACGAGCACCAGGAGAAGATGTATAGCCTAGGGATGGAGAAAGTCGACATCGGACCCCATGCTTATGCGATAGGAGAGATGGCCGTCTTCACCCGTTCAGCGATTGAAGAAGGAGAAGTTATATTTCCTGAGCAGATCTCCCTTCGTTTCCTCATTCGTCTCCGTAAGACTGATCCTCAACGCTACCACGCTCAGTATGCTAACTCCCCCAAAGGTACAGGTCTCAATACTTTCGATGTAAGGGATCTACGTTACTATACCTTTGATGGAGCTGGGAATATAATCTGTGTCCACAATAAAGATGTACTCCTCGAGGTATCACCATGGAGCCTTGACCGTATAGTTCTCTTCGATCCCTCGGTTGCCGAGAAGCAGGCTAACTCTCAACAGGCGATCATTGTAGTTGCTAAAGGCTCAGGGCCTTTTCGTATAGTGCTCGAGACTCACATTGGTCACTTTCTTCCAGATGAGGCCATTAAGCTACTTTTCGATATGGATAAGAAGTGGCATCCGTCAGTCGTCTCTATTGAGAAGAGAGGATTTCAGGGTTGGGTTAAGTATGGTCTCTCGGAGATTGCAGACCTTAAGGGAATCCCTTATCCTCCTATAGTCGAGTGGCCCCTAGAGGGAGCCTCGAACTCTCAGTGGAGTAAGGTCGAGCACATCAGAGCTATGCAACCTATGATTAGGGCCAATTACCTTTGGGTACATGAGACTCAAGTGGATCTTATTGATCTCGTTGAATTCTATCCAAATGTGAGGTGGGATGATGGACTTGATGCTCTAGCCCAGGCGATGGACTACTGGCCTATGATGATGGATGAGCAAGAGGTTCAAGCTAAGAAGAGAGCTGAGGACGAGTTCCTCATGAAGAGTTTCCTCGGCTATTCTCCTCCTGAGGATAGCTGGGATGAGAGGGAGTTCCTCCGCTCATTCGATTATACAGGTTATAATCAGATATATGAAGCATAGATGTTTTACGGTGAAACAAGGGGGTCGAAGTGCCTGTTAGGAAGAGCGGAGGAGGATATAAGTGGGGAAGCAAGGGAAAGCTGTATAAAGGGAAAGGAGCGAAGAAGAAAGCGGCTAGGCAAGGAAGAGCGATCAAGGCCTCTCAAACAAGAAGGAGGAAAGGGAGGAGATGAACTCTCGGTACTACTCAAACTATGATACCCTAGCTGTTGCCGCTACGCCGCAACGGTTAGCAGCTGGGGCAGAATCTACCACCTTCAAAGCCAGGGTAGGGAAGATCATCATCCTCTCTGTTTCTCATGATGCTTACATTGCTAAGACATCAGCTCTTGTCAGTGCGGCGGCAGGGGGTGATGAGGATGATCGTATTCTCATTCAAGCCAATCAGCATATGGTTGAGATTCCCTGGTTCTCCAACGATGTGTTCTTTCTCAACGCTCAGGCGGCTGAGACACCTACAATCTCCGTAATTGGGATTCCTTAAAGGAGGAAAGGATGTACGAAGAGTTTGATCCTAGAGTTCCGCCTGGCGTGGACTCAATGGAGATGCTCCATCAGATGGCGAAGGACAATAGAGGTAAAGGTCCTTTCCGTCTGAGAGGGGCATTTCAGTTCGATCTGTATAGGCATGGATATCACATTGATAGGTGGTATCAGCCTAATATCGTTACTCAAGAAGGCCTAGAGTATGCTCTAGGTGTTGCTCTTATCAGTACCACTCAGATCACTGCTTGGTATATCCTCTTGAAGGATAATACCAATGATCCAGTTGATGGTACTGAGACATACGCCACACCTCTGTTCGTTGAAATCGCTGATTATGATGAGACGATCAGAGAAGCTTGGACTGGTGGTGCTATCTCTGGTACCACAACGAAGAGTGTGTCGAACTCTGGGACTCCTGCCGAGTTCACGATTAGCACGACTGTAACGATCTATGGTGCTGGACTTGTTGGTGGTGGGACTGCGCCATCGACCAAGAGTGATACCTCTGGAGGTGGTACTCTCCTTTGTGTATCGAACTTCGCATCATCGAAGCCTCTCGTGGATAACGATACGCTTCAGGTGACCTACACCAACACCACTCAGGATGATGGTGCTTAATCA